AATATGTTTCAAAAATTTAATTAACAATGTCTTTCAAAAATTTAATTAAACAATGGATTTGAAATTTTTTTAAAAAATAATTTTTTAAAATTAATATATCCGATATTATTTTTTAAAAATATATTATTTTTTAAGTTTAATAAATTTTTATTGAATTAAATAATTTTAAAAAATTTATCTATCTTAGAAAATTTTATATTTAAAAAACAATCACTGACAGAGCAAGTGGTTACTGTTCTGAAATGGAAAAAAGTTCTGAAAATGAAATTTAAAAAATATTTTCAAATTTTGAATTTTAAAAATTTTTTTCAAGTTTTGAAATTTTAAAAAATGTGGAAAACTTTTGATAAAAAGTTGGTGGTTATAATTTTTAAAAAAATATTAAAAAATGCTTGACTTTTACTTTTGTTTTAAAACTTCACTTTTATGTTTATTTTTTAAAAAAAACTTAATTTTGATGATTTTATCTACATTTGTTAGCTTTTTAAAACTTCACTTCATAATATTTTTTTAAGTTTTTGCTCTTATTCCTTGTTTTTAAATTCTTAAAAAATTGGTTTAACAGTACACTACTTCTTACTTTAATCTATCTTTTTATACTTCGATAATCTCTTAAAAACTGTTCCTAATCTACTAAAATTCTTTTGTTGATTTACTTTTTTAGTTTTGAAAACTAATTCTAATTAAGTCTAATTCTTTATTTGATGTATCTTTTTTTTAAAAAGTGTCTACGCCTTTTTTTGAATTTGGGGTACATATAAGATAAGAAAAGAGGGAAATTTCTCAAAAAAAATCGTTCTCAACTCAAGAATTTATCTGATGTTGATTGCTCGTTTTTTAGTCAAAATTAACCGAAAAAAACTTCGGTTTAAAACCGAAAAACTTTTCGGTTTAAAGCCGAAAAAAACTTCGGTTATCGACGATTTTTCGTTATATACTTTGTTTATCAAAGTATTTTTGTAAATCAATTTTCTTTTTAAAATCAATAGAAAATAGAAAATGAAATTTTTGGTAAAAAATGAGATAACGCAAATTATTTCGGTTATCATTTCACTTCTTAAAACTAGATTAAATGTATAGTTGAAAGATGTTTATGTAAAATTTGATGTGTGATTAAGTTTTTAGATAAAATTTTTATAGGACTAAAAAAATAATACAAAGTTGTTTCAACTTATGGAGTAATGGTACTTCATTTTTGAGTATAAAATTAAGTTCACTTCCTGAAATATGATAATAGTACAAATTTTCCACTTGTTTTTAAAGACGATAATGCAAGTTTTTCTTTTGTTTTGAAGATAATAGTACAAATTTCCCATTTGATTTTGAAGATTAACTTTATTCAACAGTACACCCCCTCTTATGCCTAAGCTATTTTTCTACTTGCTAAGTGGTATTAACTAAGTTTTTTTGTGATGTTATGATTTTTATTTTTTATGATTTATATAATTTAAAAGAAAAATATTTTAAATTAGTTTTTTTAAAAAGTGGTATGTGATAACTATTAAAATTTTAATTTTGGATTGATTATGGATATGAATTTAAAGTTTTATTTTATTTTTGGTAATCTTAATCGACTAAAGCATTAAAACTTCTAAAAAGATGTTTAAAATGCTTTAAAATAAAAATAGGCATTTTTTCAAGGTAAAAAAACTATATACAAGATAGGTTAAGATATGATATAATTAAAGAAATCAGGCATTTAAAAGACTTTTTATAGGAATATCCACAATATTTTTTAAGATATAAACTTCATCAGGAAAACAATTTACTAGAGAAAAATTATGTTAAAGAACACAATCAAAACAAGATATAATCAATATTTTAACGAAGTTATTGATGGCATAAATGATAATTATTAACTAAATGAAAGGACAACATTGTCCTAAAACATTGACATTATTTATTCTTAATGGTATAATACAAACATATAAAAAGGAATGTAATATTGGTAAAATGAATTGAATTGAATGTTTTTTTAAGAAAAAGGAATGGTGGTATTATATGAAATTAACTTATTTGGCGAATGGTGGAATAATAATGACACTTAACTTTAACGGAACTACTTACAAGCAAGAGTTCACAAGTGAGGAAGATTTAAAGAATTTTTGCTTACTGATTGATAGAGAAGTTTTAAAGTTAGGATAATATAAATCAAAAGGGGGATTTAATATGCAAATGTTAGCAACAAGAAAAGTAGACAGTGAGATAGAAAGATATTTATTGGTAAAGATGACTAGAATACTAGCCGAAAAAAATTTGGAAAAAGATACCGATTATCTTCAAGTATTCACTATTCAAAACAACGAATTGATAGTGGAGCAAGAAGTACCTAAGAAAAAAGAAATTTTTAAACTATCAAGAAACTATGACAAAACTAAACTCTTTGCTATAAAAGATGAAATGGAAAACGGAGAAAAAGTTTGGACTTTACTCTTCCCTGAAGAATATTAATAAAATTTATAAGAGTGGACTTGCAAGTCCATTCTTTTTTTTTATTATTCATATTACTAGAAAATATATCTAATAAGACAAAATTGTCTAACTTTTGCTTGACATAATATATACATTATGGTATAAAACTTGTATCAAAAGAAAAGCTAATAAAATTTAATAAGGAGTGATGATGTATGAATAGTAATCAATTAAAAAACTTATATTATGATTTGGTAGATGGTAATAAGGATAATGACGATAACATAAAAGAATTATTAACTAAAGCAAAGGCAAAAGATATTGTGATTGAAAAAAATAAAATATTGTTTAACTTTGAAAATCAAAATTATATAATTGATAAAAGATTACAAATTTTCGCAACAAGATAGCTTTTGAAAAGCAAGGTTCACTCCTTGCTTTTTTTATTTGCTCTTATTATATTAATTTCCTATTAAGACAATATTGTCTAATTTATGCTTGACATAATACATACATTATGGTATAATATGCTTACCAAAAGAAAAATAAAACATTTTAAATTTAAGGAGTTGATGAGAGTATGGAAAATTTTACAATAGGACAAGCAATAAATGAAAACAAAGGATTTTTTAAAGCTAATGAAGTTATAAGCGAATTTAAAGATTATCGTCGTCTTGAAAATAATAAATACATTGAAACAAACTTTGAAATATTGAAATATGAAATAAATGAAATAAAATTTAAAAAAATATTAAAAAATGAAGAAATAATAAAATACAATACAACAATAGGATATATAAGTAAATATTTATCAAAAGAAGAAAGAAAAATTTACTATTTTATGAAAGAAAGCAAAGTAAAAAGACTAGGATACAAAATAGAAAAAATTAATGATAAATTTCTTCTAAGTTTTATGAATGTCGAAAACTTGGAAACAGGAATATTCAGAATTTCGTTTAGTGAATATGTTTCAAAAGAAATTTTAGGAGAAAGAAAAAAAAGCTACTGGTGTAATCCTTATGAAACAAATTATCATAATTATTTAAGAAATAAATATTCTTTAGAAAAAGAAGTTTATATATATTCTGCCATTACTGAAAAAGATAATTATAACGAATTTAGAGAAATGCTAACCTTAATTGAGGGAGATTTTGAAACAATTAAGAAAGTAATAGCAACAAGTGAGTATAAAAAAGTTACAATGAATAATCTTGGAGAAATGCTAACAGAAGTAACAAGTTTTGTAAAAAATAAAACAAACTTTGAAGATTATCAATTAATACCTACTGAATTTAAGGAAATTGATGATTTGTTTTAATTTAATAAATATCAAAAGCAAGGCTCATTACCTTGCTTTTTTTGAAAGATTTTAAAAAAATCATAAATATTGTAAAAAATATAAATAAAGAAGAATTACTTGTAAATGCAGGTAATGTAAATGTAAAAGATTTCAAAATAGAATATGATAAAGAACATATTTCTGAAATTTTCAAATTTTCAAATATCCATATTAATATCAAATTAACAAATAAAAGAGAATAGTTTAGAACTATTCTTTTTTTATTATAGAACGATTTTTTTATAAGTTTTTGGAAAATTAAAAGAAAAGTAAAAGAAAAGTAAAAATATAATGAATTTAGGTAAAAGTAGCCTGATATAATATCCATATAAAGATAAAGGAAATGCAAGTACGAAACTGTAAAAAGTAAGTATAAAAGTTTTGATATAATATCTATGTAAAGGAAAACAAGGTTATAGAACATTGGAAAAGAAATAGAAATTTTATTTTTGCTTGAAAGAATATATAGGAAAAATTGAAAAATTAGAAAATATTAAAAAAAATAGAAAATTTAAGGAGTGATGAAAAATGAAATTAGGATTATTAAATACAAGTATCGTAACAACAACAGGAACTTATAAGATGGTAGATTTAACTTTAGCACAAGCAAAAGATTTAGCACAAGCAAATAAAGATAATTTATTATCGGCAATAGGACATAATGCAACAGCAGATGTATTAAAAAAAATATTGGGAGTTGATGTACAAGCGAACAGAATAATATTTACGCAAGATGTAGGACAACAAGCAATAGTTTTGAAAATAAAAGGTAGACTACCTGATGATGTAAAAGATTTAACAATAGATGATATGCACAAAATAGGTTTTGACTTGTTTTTATTGACAAGATTGGATTAATTTAATAAAAAAAGCAATATAAAATTTTTATTTCTTAAAAAAGATTAAGGTTGAGTTTTAGACTTACCTTTTTCTTTTTATCTTTACAGAAAACAAATAGATAACATTTTATCTAAAAAGGATAAAAAAATGTGATAATAGATAATATATTATCTAATTAGAAAAATAGAAAAGGAGTTAAAAAAATGAAATATTTAGACAAAGTAGATGAAAAAGTTTTGGTAAAAAAACTAACAGAAAAAATATGGAAAAAATATAAAACAGAACTAGATACTAAGAGATTAAAGAATTTATTAAAAGACATATTAAAAGAAGAAAAAGTCGGATTTACATATACTTGGAGAATAAATGATTGTAGAGATTTTGGAGTAATGTTTGGCGATACATTTGAAAAATATAGAGATATAATAAGAGAATTTAATTATACACAAACAAGAGAATATTTTGACGCAAAATTCACAAAAGAAGTTGACACAACATTTGAATACAAGAAAGATAATTCAAACAATAATCTAAAGCTAATTGAAAACTTGTTTGATGTAAGAATAGAAAAAGATTATTATGATAACATCTACATAGTAGGAACAGTGAACGAAAATGTAAAAGAATTTCTAAAAAGCTATGGTTATGATTTTTATAAAAAATATATTAATTATGGTAAATGCAATGGTAAATCATATAAAGAAAAAAGATTTTATTTGGTTTCTTAGGAAGTTTCTTAATAAGTTTTTTAATGAAAGAGCAAGGGTTATTCCTTGCTTTTTTTTGTTTAGATAGTCAAAAAAAATGAAAAAAATTTGACTAATAATTCTCTTAGTCAAAAAAAATGAAAAAAATTTGACTAATTTATGCTTGACATAATATATATATTATGATATAATATTTGTATAGATGAAACAATTCATTTGGTAAAGGGTAGTACCCCACAATCACTGTCCTTTACCTACCCTCAAAAAGATAGTAATATTTTTTTGTAACAGATAGAGTTTGATAAATCGTTGAACTCTATCCCTCCTCTAAACAATTAATTTCAAAAAAGATAAAAGTATAAAATAAAATTTATAAAATAAAGGAAAAATAAATTAAAATTTGTCATTGACATAATATATATATTATGGTATAATATGTATATCAAAAGAAAAACAAAACATTTAAAATTAATAAGGAGAAATAATTATGGAAATAATGACATTTAAAGAAGTGAAAGAAAAATTAATGGAAAGTGATTTAGGCAGTGCAACTGACAGTTTAAACTTTCTAATAGTTTTAAAGAAATTAAAAGATGGAAAATGTAAAACCTATCAAGTATGTATCGAAAATGGAAAAGATACAGAAGAAAAAGATTTATATTTATCGGAATATGATGTATTTACAGAAGATATAGATAAAACTTATGAATGTGATGAAGTTTTTGCAGATGACAATGAAGAAGTTGCTGTTCTAACTGATATAGATGGTTTTTAATATTTTTTTGAAGTTGATTTATCTTCTACTAGGTAAAGGGTTCTTCTTATGTTAGTTTCAACCTTTACCTAGCTATTTTTAAAAAATAATTAATAAGGAGTGATGAATATGCTACAAATTTCATTAGGAACTGTTAAAGGAAGACATAAAATGCCTGTAACAGAGTACATTATAGAAAACGAAATAGAAGATGTTACAGATGTTTCAACTATTGAAAAAATGGTTGATGATTATTTTAAAACAAAAATTGCAAATAATGAAGAAAAAGTGGAAATTATTCTTTATGTAACAGGATTAACAGTTGTTACATTAGCAGTTGTAAAATCTTGTAAAAAGTATGGTTGCAACTTAGTTTGTCTTCATTACGATAGAGAAAGTGATATTTACATAGGACAAAAAGTTTTTGAGTAAACTTTTTACATAAATAAAATTTCCTTGAATATTTAAAATGTTTTGGAGAAAAGACTAGAAATAGTCTTTTTTCTTTTGTAAAAATAAAAAATAAATTTTATAATAATAAATTGAAAAAAATAATCCTATATGATATAATATAAATGTAAAAATTATCTGAAAAAATCCATAGAAGAAACCCTATAATATTTTTAAAAAAGAGAATTTGACTAAATTCTCTTTTTTTGTTTCTGAAAACAATAGTAATTTATATCATATTTATGTTTAGATTTAAAAAACAAAAAAATTGTAAAAAAAATCCACTTTATTTTACAATGTAAAACTATAAAGTTTTATTGAAATTAAAGAGAAAAAAGTGTAACATTGAAAAAAATAAACATTACAAAAAGATGTAGACATAGCCATTTTTTTGTGGTATAATATAATTGTTCAAATAAAGATATAAAAAATCGTAATATTAAACCCCTCAAATAATATTATGTAACTGTAATAATCCAAACATCAAAGCCTCACAAGAGGCTTTTTTGTTTTTTTATAATATGTTATAATAAATATATTATAGAATAATTATTGAGGTGGAAATATGAAAAAAGAAATTGAATTTTTAAAATATGTAGAAATGAACTTAGATACTTATAACAATAATTATGTTATGCTTGATAGCACTAAAAAAATTAGTAATTTTATTGAAGATAATGATTTTGAAAGTGAAAGTTCTAAAAAAAGTAAAATAACAGAAAATTTTCTTAACAATAAAGAAAATGATAATGAAGACTTAAATGGAATTAAAGAAGAATTGTTAAAAAGCATAAAGACAAGCGAAAGTGGAATTGAATATATATTAAGAAAAGATTTTACAGGAATAGAAGAAAAATATTCTGAAAAAGAAAAAAAGGAAAGTAAAGATTTAAAAGATAAAATTAAAGAATATAGTCTTACAAATGAAATGGAAAGTTTTGAAGATTTTAGAAAAGATGTTTATGTAAAAACTTTTAAAAAAATACAAAAAGAAATGGAAAAATGTAAAGAAAAAGATTTAGGAGAAAAAGAAACTAAAGAAAAACTTTTTGATGTTGCCAATTTCACAATACAAAAAGAATTTAATACTAAGTTTTTTCATAAAGAAAGTACAGATAAAGGTTTACAAATAGATTTTTATTTTAAAGAAAGAGATAAAGAATTTAATATAACTGTTGATTTTGGTAAGATAAAAGAACTTGAAACTCAAGAAAATAAAGGGAGTTATGAACTTAATGTTATAGAATTTATTGACAGTTTATCTATAACAGAAGTTATGAAAGTAAAAGATTTCATCAGTGATAACTCTTTAAAGAAAATCGAAAATTTCATTCCTAAAGTTTTAAAGTTTGAAAGTGATAATTTGAAATTATATGATGAAATAACAGAAGAGATATATAGTAATTTCAGAAAAGATACCGAAAAACTAATTGCCAATGGTACAGATATAAGTTTAGATTTCAAGAATTACAAAACTTCATTATTGATTGATGGGTATTTTGGAGAATATGATTTAAAAGTAAATTCTTTTGAAAAAGAAGAACTTGAAACTAATTACAATGAAAAACATAAAATTGAAAATATGAAAGAATACGAAAAAGAACTAAAAGCAAATAATGTTATTGAAGTAAAAGAAGTAAAAGAAATAAAAAAAGAAAAAATCGAAAATTTAGAAAAAGAATTTTTTTAAAAAATAAAAAGAGGAAAAAGGAGAAAAAATGATTGATGTCATTGATTTGTCATATTTTATAATAAAAAGAACGAATGATAATAATAATCCTATTAGCCATTTACAATTACAAAAAATGTTATTTTTCTTACAAAAAATGAATTTAGAAAGAAATAAAGTACCATTATTTAAAGAAAAAATATATGCGTGGGATTTCGGAACTATGATAAGAGAAGTCTATAATGAATTTTGTGTTTTTTCTTCTTTGAAAATAGTTTTAACTGATATTGAATACAAAACTCATTTGGAAAAAATTAGTAAAATAGAACTTGAAGATTTTTTATTGAATTATATAGATGAATTTTCTAAAAAGAAATCTTGGGAAATTTCTTTAATAAAGAATGAAATTTGGGAGAAAAAATATGATAACGGAAACGGATTTAAAAAACTTATTACTTTAGATGATATAAAAAAATAAATTTATTTGCTTAATTTAAAAAATAAACTCATAGCATAGCTTTTTTTGAAGTTTTTTAAACTTTGGCGATATTTTATATCAAGAAAATTTAAAAAAACAAAAATATAAGGTTTTAATTTAAAGTGAGAATGAAAAAACTCACTTTTTTTATTTAAAGTCTTGCTTGACATAATACATATATTATGATATAATATATATATAATTAAGATAAATAATTAAAACATTTCAAGTGAAAGGAAAAGTGGTAGAAAATGTTATTAGAAAAAGTTAGAGAAACAAGAAAAAATATGGAAATAATTGTCGATAGTGGACAGGAAACAGTAGAAATTGATAGAAGTCAATATATTGGTGGAAGTGATATACCAATTATATTGGGAATATCAGGATTTACTAAACCAAATAAATTGGCACAACTTAAAAATAAGGTAATACCTTATGAAAATAAAAAAACTCTTTATACAGAGTTCGGACATATATTTGAACCATTTATTAGAGAGGTTGCAAATAAAAAGTTCAATATGAATACTGTACCTTGTTGTAAAACAAGTGAAGAGTTGGGGTTAAGAGCAAATTGTGATGGATATGATAGTGAAAATTCTTTATTATTAGAAGTTAAGACAAATAACGGAGAACACGAAGATAAATCTGATTACATAGTGCAGATACATTTCTATATGGCTATGTATGATGTGAAAAAGTGTATACTTGCTGAGTATGGAAGAACTAAAGAAGAAGAAGAAATTATAAATGAACTATTAGAAAGTAATGCTAGTGATGAAAAATTAAATGAAGTTGCAAGTAAATTGTTTGATAAAAATAGAATAAAATTTACAGAAATTGATTATAACGAAGAACTTGAAAACAAAATCTTTTTCTGTATTGAAAACTTTAAAAATATAGATTTAGAAATGGCAAAAAGAAATAACAATTTTGAAATTTTATGTAAAATCTATGGAAAACTTGAAACAGAAAAAGACAAAGAAAATTTTGAGAAAATGTCTAAAGTAATGGAAAGTTTAGATGATTTCTTTGGAGATAAAAACATCATAAATGGTATTGAAAAAAATATGATAGAGTTTATCAACCAAGATTTCATAAAAGAAAAGATAAAAAATGGTAAATATGATTTCTTTAAATATAAGAGTGCTACTGTATCTAACAAGTTTGATACTAAAACATTTAAAAAAGAAAATCCAAGTATTTATCAAAATTACATTAAGGAAGTAGAAGTTGTAACAAATGATAGTATAAGAGGTAAAATCATCAAATATACACCTTTTATGGAAATAGAAAATAGAGAAATAGCAAAACTTGAAGAAAACTTTGAAAATTTCAAAGCTAAAATAAGTGAGAATGTAACAGATGAAGAACTAAAAGGGATTAGCACTATGAGAAATAAATTAGTTCAAGTGAAAGAAGAGTTAGAAAATCAAAGCATAGTAGATACGGAAACTCTTCTAAGAATGATTGAAGAAAATGGATTAAAAGAATTACCTACAATAGATACAAAACATTTCTACTTTTTAAGGGGTAAAAAATCAACTCAACAAAGAATTAATAAAAAATTATTAGAGTTTGAACACCCTGAATTATTAGAAAAATATACTAAATCAGAAGAAGTAGAAGAAAAAGTTGAGTTTAAATAAAATAATAAAAAACAATATTTAAAAACAAGGTTAAATGCCTTGTTTTTTTATTTTTGTTACTAATGAAATATTATGATAAAAGCTAACAACTGATTGACATAATATATATATTATGGTATAATACTTGTATCAAAAGAAAAACAAAACATTTATAAAATTTAAGGAGTGATAGTTTATGGAATTATTAGAATTTGAAAAAAGACAAAGAAAAGTAGGAGAAAAAGTTATTGAAATTTTTAAAAATGAAATGATTGAGTTTTTGAAAAAAAATAAAAACTTTACATTTCTAATAACTGAGTTTGTACCTGAAAGAACTGATTACTTGTCAGAATTGATAAAAAACAATAGAAGAAGAATATTAAGAATAGATTTAACAGATGATGAAATATTGAAGTTATATCTTTCAAAAAATTATAATGGAAAACTTTTCACTGAAAAAATGTTTGATTGGTTTAGTAGAAATATAGTTATTAAAGCTAACAAAAACTCTAGTTTTACTGATTATAAAAATTCTTATAAATCAATAAGAGATTTTTCATATTATAACGATATTTTTGGAAGAAAAAAAGTAGAAAATAATAATAACACTATTGAAGAAACAATAAGAATAGAAGAAAAAACTTTAGATGAAATCTTTGAAGTTTTTACAAAAGAAAATATTAATATATATTTTCAATACAAAACTTGGGATAAAACAACTTGGGAAAAAACAATACACAAAAGATTAAAAACAAAAGAAAATTTGATAAACGAATTTATTAAATATTTAAAAGAACTAATGTTTAATAGAGAGGAAGATGAAATCTTCAATTATGTTTACAAAAAATTCTTAGAACCATTATATAAAAAAATAGAAAAAGAAATAAAAAAGATACAAAAAAACTCAAATAATCCATTCGGATTTTATGAAGTTGACAACGATTTTATGCTAAACTTAATAAAAAACTTTAACGAAAATGAAATCGAAAAAGAAGATGAATAAACAACAAAATTACCCTCATTTAATTAAAGTGAGGGTTTTTATTTTGAAATCCACTCTTGACATAATACATACATTATGGTATAATACTTGTATCAAGGGAAAAAACAAAACATTTTAATTAATTTTAAGGAGTGATGATTTATGGATAATAAAATATATAATGAATTAGTTATTTATAGAAATAATTTAAAATTCAAAAATACTTATGATTTCAACCTAATTGGAATTTTATCTAAGTTAGTTTTTGATAATATAATTGATAATACCGAATTAAAAAAATTAATAGAAAAAACTTATAATGTACAAACAGAAATAAAAGATTTAATGCAACTTTACTTTTGTTTAATAAACAAATTTAAAAAAGAAAATTTAACCAAAGAAAAAGAAAATTTTCAAAAAGAATTATATAAGTGGCTTTGCCAAAAGATAGACAGAATAAAAAAAGAAAACAATTTGAAAGATAAACCAAATGTCTTTGATGGCTGGTTAGATAGATAAATAGATAAATAGAAAATGAAATATGATAAAAGGAGATAAAAAATGAGAAGTAAAGATATATTAAAAGAATTTGAAGATATAACAATTTTAAACCAATATTTATATATGAATGAAGACAATTATATTGATTATTTCAACGGAATAACAACTTTGAGAATAAAGATGAGTGAAGATTGTGAATACTTAGCAATTAATTTAGCTTTTCCTAATTTAAAACCTCTAAAATGCTCTAATGATATGACTATCAATTTTATTAGACATATAATTGAAAATTTAAAAAGACAAGAACCTATTTTAAAAAATACAAGATTTCAAAATAGATGGGAAGAAATTAAAGATACAACTCTTGCTAATTTATCTCTAAATTTATTAAAAAAAGAACAAGTTTTAGAAAGTGAAACAAATACTGAAGAAAATAGAGAAAGAGTAAAGTCAAAATTACAAGAAATGATGTCAAAAAGAAAATAAACACTTTAAATTAAAAAAGGAGTGATAATTTATGAAAACTGAAATCAAAATTAGATTTGTTGATAAAAACATATTAAAAGAATTATATTTTGCTAAAGAACTTCACTTTGATTTAGAAAGTGAAGAAGAAAAAAGACAATTCATAGAAGATTTGACAGCTAGTTTGGATATGTATAATATAAATGTTTGTGATGTAATGTTATATGAATATAATCCTCATATTACTCTAACTAATGAAAACATACTACCTAAGACTAGATTTAATAAAATCAAAAGAGATTTTAAAAAATATGGATATGAAATAGTTTAATAAAAAAACTTGTAAGTTCACAAAATGGACTTGCAAGTCTTTTTTTATTTTGTTTTAATTTCAATAATAAACTGGTATAATATAAAAAAGGAAAATTTAGAAATTGTAAAATTGGAGGTATAAAAAATGAAAATTAAAACTTGGGAAGAATTACAAGAAAAAGCAACCAAATTAAATAATGAAGTAGAAAATATGAATTTTGAAGGTTTTTCAAAAAGTTTAATTTTACCCTCATTCAAATATGCTTTTTCTTTTTTTAAAGAAGAAATAAAAGGAATTGATGACAATGAAAAAATTGACGGAAATAATAAAGGAGAAATTTTCAATGAAAGTAATTTTTATGATATAAAGAGTGCTTTTAATGATAATATACAAGAAAATTTTTCAGACTTTACTTTGAATTTTTCAAATGAAAGATATATGAAATTAGTTGAAAAAATGTTGAAAGAGTTTGATTTAGAAGTTGATAAAGACGGAAGAATAAAAGAATTTGTTGAAATTTCAAATGAAGATGAAATAGGAAATTCTTATCTTAATTTATGTGAATATTATTTGTCAAATAAGTTAGAAGAAAAAAGTTTTGAAATTATTAATAATTTTTTTAAATTAGAAGAAGAAATAAATACTAATAAAGATAAAACAAAAGAAGAAATTTTAAATTTTGTTGAAAAAAAGACATTAAAAGAACTTTCAAAAAATAATCCTAATTTAGTTGAAGAGTTTGAAGAAATAAAACAAGATATATATGATAAGTGGAGATTTATTAAAGAAGAACATATAAAAGATGGCAAAAATGAAACTTTTGATTTTTATAATAGGCAAAATCAAAAAGAATTTAAAAAATGTCTTGAAAAAGTAGGACTTGAAGATATGTTAAATAATCAAGAAAATTATGAGTATTATAAATCTGGTAAAACATTAGAAATTTTTTCAATTTGTGAAAGAGAAAATAATTGCAAAAGTGGAATATCTGATTTAAAATCTTATGAAAAAACTTTAAAAGATGTTTCAAAAAAAGATAAAAAAAATGAAGAGGATTTTGATTTTGCAAAAACAAACAAAGTGAAAAATGAAAAACACTTATTAAAATTATAAAAAAGGACAATATTGTCCTTTTTTTATTGGTAAAAATTATAAGAAAATCATTGATAAATATGGTATAATATAAAATAAAATTAAGTCGCAAAGTAGGTGTAAAAAGTGTATAGACTAGAACTAAAAAAAAGAAATAAGAAAACAGATAAGAGTGCAAAAGGAAGTTATAAATACATTACTAGAAGTGAATTAAGTAATAAAGATATGGTAAAGAGTACAGATATTGAATACACTTTTTCTAAAGTACCTAAACTTTTTGAAGATAAAGTTAGTAATTTTTGGAATAGTGTCGATAAAAATGAAAGAAAAAATGGAAGAGTAAATTCAGAACTTCTAATCTCTATACCTAGAGAATTTGATAAAGAAGAAAGAATAAAACTTGTAGATAATCTTATTAAAGAGATTTTAGACAAAAATACACCATATAGTTATGCAATACACAATCCAATAGCAAGTGATGGGTTACATAATCCACATTGTCATTTGATGATTTATGAAAAGAATTTTAATCGTTCTTTTTTTAAAGAAGATTTTACTAAAGAAATTGATAAAAACTATTTTAAAGGAACTTTTAAAAAAGATGAGAACTATATAAAAAAGAACTTGAATTATGAAAAAAAATCTTTTATATATGATAGTAGAGAAAAATTTGAAGAACAATTACTTATTATGTCTAAGTCAAAAACAAAAGATGAAATAATAAGTAGTTCAGAAAAATCAAAAGAAAAAGATGATTATGATAAAACAAAAGAAAATAAAATTTCAAGTAAAGATTATGAGCAACTTATAAAAACAGAACAAGTTTTAATGGAAAATGTAAGAGGTGAATATATGGAAAACTTTAAAAAAGTTTTAAAAGATGATGATAGTTTAAATAGTCTAAAGAATATGCTAGAAAAATTAGATGAAAAAGATTTAGAAAAGTTTGTTGTGATGTTTTCAAAAGAAAGTAAGTTTTTTGAAGATGTAAAAAACTTATCAATAGATGAATTGAAAGCTAAGAATTATACTAATGAAACAGTTAAAAATATTTTGACTGAAATTGTAGATATAAATACTTTACAATCTGATGAAACACTTATAAACAAAGATAGTGATTTGTTAAAAATAGATAAATCAATAAGAGAACAAACAAACGCAAGAGATATTACAGATAAATATATATTTGACCAAGTTGTAAGCGAACTTTTTAAAGGGGATAATGAAAGTTCAGAAGAAAGTGAAAATGAAACGAATGTAAATGTATTCAAATTAAATGTACCAAGATATAATGAACTTAATTATTTTTTAGAAAACTTAAAGAATGATTTTCCTTTTAAATTAGCTGATTATATAACAGAAACTAAAGTAAATATTTCAGGAGATGAAAATGAAAATTCTACTTTAGAGGTTAAGTGTAAACAATTAAATAAAGAAAAACACGAAATAGATTGCATTAGTTATGAAAAAAAATTCAATAAAAAAGAAGAAGATTTTTTTTCTAGTGATATATTAAGAAATCAATTAAGATTATTTTATTATGAATTTTTAAATTATTTTGATGAAAATATCGTAGGAAAAGATGAAACACCTGGATACACTGAATTTTACGAAAACCTTGAAAATAATCTTAGCAACGAATATATGGAATTGACAAAGAGTTTTGTTTATACTAATTTATTCTATAACATAGATACAAATTATTTTGCTACTAAAGATGATGAAAACGAAAATAAGAAAAACAATTCAAAAAGTATTGATTTTGATTTTCTTAATCCATATTCTAATAAAGAAAATTTACACAATAAAGTCTTTATGCCTAACTTATCTAAGCAAATAAATGAGAATGTTTTAAATATGCTAGATAATGAAGAAACTGAATATACTAATATAGGAGATAAATCAGTTTATAAAGTATCTGAAAGAAAAGATTATGTAAATAAGATAAAATCTATATTAGAAAACAATGTAAAATACTTAAATCAAGATACAGAATTTTTTAAGAGTAATATATTTAGTCAAGCATTGAAAGACAGAGATGTTATTTTAAAAAATGGTGTTTCAAAGAAAGAAAATGAAGAAGAAACAGAATATAGAATAAATTTTAAAGTAAAAACTAAAATTAATGGTAAAGAAGAAGAAAAAACTTATAAACAATATGTTGATGAAGTTATAAAAAATGATAAGAAAAAACTTAATAAAAATTTGAGTGGAACATTTTTAGAAACAGGTACTATATTAGATACAGTCAACTATTCTGATATAGGTATAAAAGAAAACCTAAGACCTAATCTACCACTATTAAAAGTCAAAAAATTCTTAATAGATGATTTAGACTTTGGAAGTATGAAAGAGATTAGATTAGACAAAAAAGAAAGTTTGATTGAATTAGGAAGTGAAAAGGAAAGTTATTATAAATACAAATTAAAAGAAAATGTATTTAAAAGCCCATCTGTATTAGAACATTCTTACAATCACGCTTTATCTATTCAAAATAAAGTGGATATAAACAAAGATATTAACCATTTAATATATTTGAGTTTAGATAAAACTAAAGAGGACAGACTTGTCCTTAGTAATATTAAATTAGAAAAAGCTAAGAGATATAACTTAGTTGATTTAAAAGAAGTTGAAAATTTTATAGGTAAAGTTGATAAAAGTAATGTATTAAAAATTAGTAAAAATATAAGTGATAAGATTTATGATAAAAATTTCATTCATAAAAAGTTAGCAAAAGAATTTGATGTTAAGAAAAAAATAAATGATAAAGTAAGAGAAAAGAGTGCTTTAACTTATATAGGCTATTCTGATGATATAGAAAAGATAAATCATACTTTAAAAGAAATAGAATATAATAACAAAAGAAAATTTGAAGAAAAAATCTCTACTGATATGAATGAAATGTTGAAATTAAACTCAATAGGATTAAAAGAAAATGAAAATAATTTAGAAACCATAGAGAAATTCTTTAATTGGAACACTGTTAAAGGTTACAAGATAAGTGAAAAAATCAAAGATACTGATACAGGAAATTTTGGTTCTATTATAGTTGATAAAACTTTAAAAACAGAAAATGATAATATAAAGAAAAATGTTTTGAAAGTATCACAAAGAAAAGAAAAAATTTCTATCCCTGATGAAATGGAAAAAGTAGATACAGATAAAATGGAATTATTTCTTTATAAAAAGAAAGAAGTATTGGCTTTTCAATTAGAAATAGCAACTAAAAATATATCAATAGCCAATGTAAACAGTGATGATGAAGATGTCCAAACATTATCAGAAGTTGAGAAAATAAGTAAAAAGAGTTTAGCTTATATGAAAAAGGTAATGGATAGTAAAAGTGCTGATTATAGTAAGACACCTGATATTTTAGAGTTAGAAAAAGCTGTAAAAAAATTTGAAGAAACTAATGAAAAGAAGATTGAGAAAAGAAAAGAAATAGAAAATAGATATTTTGAAAAAACATCTCTTGATAATTTAACTGAATATGTTAAAGAAAAGAAAATGTTAGTTGTCAATCTTGAATGGGAACAGACACAAATAACTGATGATAAAATTAAGGAAAAACCTTATGCTATAACTTTTAAAGGAAAAGATTTGTACAAGTATAATAAAGATTTAATTCTATCATATTCTGAAATGGAAGATGAAAATTTATATTTTAAAATTTATTTGAAAGAAGAAAACAGTGATAATAAAAGAATAATAGATTTAACTTCATATAATAATAGTATAAATGCTGATAATGAAAAAATTGATAAAATAGTAGAAGATAAGATAATCTTCAAATATTTCTATGATAAAGGCTATTCAAAAGCAAAAAAAGAAGAAGAATGGCAAAGTGATGAAAGAGAAGATTTAAAGCAAAGATTAGATAAGAATAGTAAATATTGGAACATAACTAAAGAAAGTGTTATAAACGATACCAGCCTCTTAGAAATTACTAAAAGACTTGTTGCTAATGGTAATAACTTCCAAAATGCTTTTTTGGGAATGGAAAAGAAAATAAATTTTGAAACAAGTTTAGAAAAAATTTCAAGTACAAAACTTGGGGGAATATTTGTAGAACAAATTAAAGATTATCTTGTACAAGAAACTGAATTTAAAAAAGAAATATATAGATTTAAGAATAAAAGTATTCAGGAACATTTAGAAGTAGAGGGACTTGTAGATGAAGAACTTAAATTAAAAAGAAAAGTTAAAGAAATCTCTTTCTTTAAAGAAAGAAAGAAAATTTTAACAGAGGCATACAATCTTGATTTTAACTTCAAAAATGGTGAAATAAACTTTGCTAATGAAAGTGAAAAAGGAAAGAAAAAAGTAAATAAAAAGATTAGCTTTGAACAAAATACTACTAAAATTAATCTTGAAATAGAAAAGAATAATATCGTTCCATTAGATGTTAAAAAGAAAACTAAAAAGAAAAATATGTCAATAGTTAAGAATAATAGTGAGTATCTAAATACACTAAAAGAAATTGAAATGAGTATTTAAAAACTATTAAAAAAAATTCACACGATTTTTCGCACGATTATTATTTAAAAAAGTTATTTAAAATCAACAAGAAACAGAAATTAAATAAAATTTTCGCACGATTTTTCGCACGAAAAAAAATAATCCTAAACATTTTTATATTCGTTTAGGACTATTTTTTTTATACATACATATACATAACATAAGAGGTGATGATGATTTTTTAAATTTCTATTCGTATATAACCTTGTTTTTCAAATTCTTTGTCAACTATTTTTTCAATTCTTTCTTTAATTAATTTTTTTCTTCTTTGTGATATTTTTTTCTTTGCAAAAGCTATTGTATCATTCACTATATCAACAATGATAAAAGCTAGTAAAAATGCACCACTTATTAATATCAAGTACGCTAAATATGTCCAAATCATTTTTAAAACCCCCTAAATTTTAAAAAGTTTAATAGTCAGTTCTTTTGATGTTTGTATTATACCATATAAAGAACATAAAGTCAATATTATATTATACCATTTAGAATAAAAAATTACTTGAATTTTTGAATAAAGTATGATAGTATATAGTTGTGAAATTTACCAAGTGAATATTTGCTGAAGTATGATAAAATGATGATTTTGGTAAATGTTAGAAAAATTGTAAAATGCTTGGGAAAAATTGCTAAAGAACATTGGAAATATTAATAAAATAAGTGGATAGAGTTTAGAAAAGTGATGAAAAATCGTTATTAAAGAATAACAGGATATGTTTTTAAATTAAATTGTCTTACAGCAATATCAGGGTTGCTACTAAATTAAAGAATAACAGAATTTGTTTTTAAATACATTTATTTATACTAATTTAAGAAAACTAAACTTTCATTAAAGTGTAACAGTATTTGTTTTTAAATAGATAACCATTCATTAATTTAAAATCTTCTTTTATAGTTAAAGAGTAACAGTATTTGTTTTTAAATTGCTGACTTCTATATTTTTTAACGATTTCTACTAAATTAAATAGTAACAAGATATGTTTTTAAATTCTAGCATTTTTATATAGTTTTCTAATCTCTCTTTCATATTAAAGATTAACTATATAAGTTTTTAAATCTAAACTTTAAAGAAAAATTAGAAAAAATACATAATTAAAGAATAACAGAATTTGTTTTTAAATCTCTGAAGAAAATAATTTCTTTCTTCTCCAGTGCCTATTAAAGAATAACAGAATTTGTTTTTAAATTGATTTTTAAAATATAAATCTTCCATAATAATTTCATTAAAGAGTAACAGTATTTGTTTTTAAATAAGTATAATTTTTCGTCATAATGTTCTTTATAATCAGATTAAAGAGTAACAGTATTTGTTTTTAAATCAAAAGGTAGTCTTTTAGTTCACAAAAGGTAGTCATTAAAGAGTAACTATGTAAGTTTTTAAATTCCATTATTTTCTCTATTTCTGTAACAAATGTGTCATTAAAGAGTAACAAGATTTGTTTTTAAATGGGACAACAAGGATACTTTTAGCCAATACTTTAAAATTAAAGAGTAACAAGATTTGTTTTTAAATGCGTCAAAATCGTAAAAAAATGTTCCTTTTTTTACTATTAAAGATTAACAGTATTTGTTTTTAAATTACTTTCTAAGATTGTGTATAAAAATTGCTTTTAATTAAAAAGTAACAAGATTTGTTTTTAAATATGCTCTTATATAACTTCTTATCGTAGAGATTAATACTCTTATTAAAGATTAACGAGATATGTTTTTAAATTAATTAGTTGTAAACATTTAAAAACTCCTTTCGCATTATTAAAGAGTAACAGAATATGTTTTTAAATACTTTTATACGGAACGGAATTTCTCTTAATCCAAATTAAAAAGTAACAAAATTTGTTTTTAAAAATGGAAAAGAAAGCACAAATAAAAATTAGAATATTCAAAATTAAAAATTAAAGTTTAGCAGTATTTGTTTTTAAATTGCCTTGTTACTTCTAGCCCATAATTTTTAGCTATAATTAAAGTTTAACAGTATTTGTTTTTAAATCTGAATACTAAGTTCCAATCTAAACCAATTAAAGAATAACTATATTAGTTTTTAAATAAAAATATGGGAAAGCAAGTTCTAGTTTATTTAAAAATATTAAAGAGTAACAAGATATGTTTTTAAAATTAAAAATCACAAATTAAAAATTACAAATAAATTTCTATGAGCAAGTTATCTGAAATTTCTTCAGAAAATTCGTTGTGCCATTTACAAATTTCTTTAAAAACCATATTCCAATCTAAACCACCTAAGCCACAACCTATTTTTGGCATTGCTATTGATTTTATATTTCTTTTTTTAATAGCAAATTTCAATTTTTCTAATCCATCTAAAATATATTTCATCTTAGCTTTATCTTTCCAATGTATTTTAGTAGGAAAATTAATTATTTTCTTATCGTTTTCAGTAATTATTAATAATTTTCCGACTGTAAAATCTTTTGAATTGCAATATTTTTTATATTTATTAAAATTTTCAGGAAATTTTTCCTTAAATTGTAATGCTAAACCTTTTCCCATAACTCCCATTGTATTTACAGGATTAACCAAATACTCACATTCAGAACTAAAAATATCTCCATTTTCAATTAATTTTAACATATCGTAATACCCCCAATAGTTTTTTTAAAATTATACCATAATGTATATAGTATGTCAATATCAATATTAAACCATTTAGATACAAAAATTACTTGAAATTTTAACTTAAATATGATAGTATATAGATGTGAATTTTACCAAGTGATTTTTTATAAAGGTACAATAAAATGGCATTTTTAGTAAGTGATGAGGTAATTAGTCAAACACTTGGTAAAATTCAGTAAAATTTAGTAAAGAACATTGGAAATATTAAAAATAAGAGGATAGAGTTTTAAAAAATAACAAGAAATCGTTCATTAAAGTATAACAGGATATGTTTTTAAAGTGTATAATTCTAGTAAATGATACCACATAATTAAAGATTAACAGAATATGTTTTTAAATTACTGTATTTACGGGATTAACTAAATAATCACATTTATTAAAGTTTAACAAAATATGTTTTTAAATTTGTAAAATGCCTTTAATTTTCCTATAATTAAAGTATAACAGGATATGTTAAAAAAATTAATAAAGAGGCTATACACCAATGCAAGAATTAAAATTTAACAAAATATGTTAAAAAAATAAAAAAGGTTAGTTGTTTGGACTAACCTTTTTTTTATTGTTAAATAATTATATTACAGAAAACTTAATCATATAACTTTTTATTATGGCTCTTACATATTGTTCCAATGCTAACAAAACTTCTTCCTTTTCTTCTGATAGCTTTTTTAAAGTTTTAGCAACATAAGGGTGTACGCCATTTTCTATATATTCTATGTTTTCTTGTTCTTGGTAAATTTTTTTTAACTTTTTTCTAAGTTCTTCATCTTGTTTTTCACTCTTTAGCGACATTTTAGAACCAAAGTGTTTAAAAAAACCTTTTTGTTCGTAACAATCTAAAGGATTATATTCTAAAGTATTATCCTTATTAGAATGTCCAGCAAGATATAGATATTTTTTCTTACCACCTAAATTACTTAGAATATCACTTAGAAGAATTTCTTCTTTATAATATTTTCCTAACCTTTTATTCCAAGTTGCATTATAAATCAAACTCAATGCAATCGCTGAAATTAATTTTTTAGCATTTTCTTTCCAAAAACTATCATAGTATTTAGAATTGTTTTTATCTTTTAAATTAGAATAAGTTTCAACTAATTCATCAACAAAAACAATTAAATCATTATCACTTTCTCCACCATTGCAAACAACCTTAATTCCTGAATTTTTAACTAATAAATTTTCTAAATTTCTCATCATAAAATTCTCCTTTCATTTTTTTGTTTTTTATATTATACCACAAATAAATATATTTTTCAATTTTTTTTAATCTTTTCAAATATTTTTTTAAAACAAAAAAGAGAATAAGGAGCAATTCTCTTTTTCTTTTAACTCATTTGATTAATTGCGAAAAGCTATTTGTTACATATTTTATACATATTTTAAAGGCTTATTTATTATACAAGTGTATTATACCATAAAACTTTTAAAAATGCAAGTCTTTTTTTGATTTTTTTATAATTTATTTAATTTTTCTTTAAGTTCTTTTAAACAGTTATCACATAAAATTATTTTATTAGAGTAATTATAATTTTCTCTTTCAACAACTAAAACATTCAATTCATTTTCTTCTTTTTTACAACCACAACTTGAACATCTATCACCTAAAAAAAGATAATTTTTTTGTTTCTTTTCTTCACCATTTTTTTCAATTATTTTTATCATAATTTTCACCCCATCTTTTAAAAAATATAACCATTATTTTCAGAATATCTTTTGCTATGATATTCTTTTATCCAATCAGGATTAACTTCAATTTTTCCTATATCATTTATATCAAAATTTTCTTGGCTATAAAATGGAATATAAGACATTGTAAGCCCACCTAAAGCTATTTCATTATAATCAGAATAGCTTTCTATAACTTCATCTATAATTTTTGTTAAATCATTGTCTAACGAATTATAATCGTATTTTTTATAATTATCTAAATTATATCTATTTAAGTTTTTAGAAAAGTCAAGTATAGTTGCACCAAAAAAACCACAAACAATCTTATTATCAAAAGCAACTTTATCATATTTTACAAGACTATATGCTTGTATGAAATAAAGCATTTTATCAATTTGAAAGGCGACTAAGTCATTTTTCTTGTGTAACATATAAGAAATAATTTTATCTAATTGATTTTCCATTTTTTTCTCCTTTTTCTATTTTAATTGATTAGAAACTTATTCAAAAAGTTTTGAAATAATTTCTATTTCTTTTCGTTCATTAACATATTACGCTTTGCCAAAATATGTTCTACTCTTTTATTTTTAACAATTTTCTCTTGTAATTCTTTTGGTAATAAATCAAATAGAATTTTTTTATCGTCATTTTTTATTGCAAATAAACTTTTAGGATTATTGTTTAAAAAATATTCAGCCGAACATACATAAGCACTACATATCTTTGGTTTACTTGCATTATGGTAAATAGAACATTTTCCATCAATCAAGAATGGACAAGTCCACCATAATTTTTCGTTATCACTATAATATTTTTCTAAATGTATTGGTTTTAAAATTCTTTTTAATTTTCTAAAATTCATAATGTTAGTTCCTACTGTTAAAGAACAACATTCGTAGCAATTTTCAGGACATTTTCCATTTGCCATCAACAAATTTTTTCCTAAATGTTCTTGTATCATATTAAATAATCCATTCATATATATTCACTTCCTTTGTTTTATGTGTATATTATATCATAATATATATATTATGTCAATAAATTTTAGATATATATTAAACCATTTAAAATTAAAAATAACTTGATTTTTTAACTAAAATATGTTAGTATATAGATATAAAATTTACCAAGTGATTTTTTAGAAAAGTATGATAAAATAGTGTTTTAAGTGAATATCGAAAAAAAATGTAAAATGCTTGGGAAAATTCATTAAAGAACATTGGGAATGTTAAGAAAAGTAAGGGAACACTGTTTTAAAGGTAACGGAAAGTCATTTATGATAGTTCCTGTTTCTTCATTTGAATATTTGCTATTTAGAACGAAGAAATTATTTCTTTGTTTTCCATTTTTTTCATTAGTTGAAACAACTTTATCTACAAATTCATTTACTTCTTCCATAGAATTTGATTTCTTTATTTTTAAATATTCTTTTATATTTTGTTTATATTCTTCTTCATTAAAATTACTTTCATTTGCAAATTCTTTAATTCTTTCTTTTCCATTTATAGTTACAAGCGTTAGTTCATTTTTAAAACTTTCATCTTGCTTTTTCACTCTGTCCTCTAAGTAATTATCTATATTTTTATTGTTTAAAACTCTATTTTCAAATAGATAATCTCCTTTTTCTTTAACAAAATCTTTTATATTAGTATCAGTATCTAGTTCAAAGAAAATGTTTGCTTTTATATCTCCTAAAGTATCTTCAAAGGTTTCTTGCTCTTTCATAAAATTAAGTTTTGAGTAATCTAATTGATTTTCTTTTTCAAGATATTCCATTTTTTGATAAAATTTAGGAGTTTCAGAAAAAATAACTTTTTCTTTTTCTCTACTATATTGCAATCCTGTATTTTTTTCTCTTCCACTATTATAAGTTTCAATATAATCTTCCATTGTTAGTATTCTATTTATTTCAGCTATATTTTTATCAGTTTCTACTCCTGAAAGTTCAAATTTTTCATTACCTTTGTCTACAACAATATGAGTTTCAACTTCATATCCTTTGCTTATATAACTGAATTTAAAATCTTCTTCAATACTTAAATCATAATCGTTTTTCAAATATTCATCATCATATTTTTCTTTAATTTTATTTTCAAGAGATTTATTTCCTTTTATATTTTCATTGAGTTCGTCTAATAGCTGTTTTTTTAATTCTTTATAATCATTTGATATAAATTCCTTGTTTTCTGTTACGACTTTAAATTCGGTATCATTATCGTGTTTAACAATACTAAAGTAAAAATCTTTATCAACATCTTTTATTAAATCTAAAGTCTTATTAAATTCATCTTCACTTTTATATTGCTTTGTAAGTTTTTCTCTATTTAATTCAAAAGAAGTAGAATATATATCATTTTCATTTTCTTCTAAAAAATCTAAAAATGTATCTATATTTTTTTCAAGTTTTTCTTGATTTGCCTTAAAATTATTTTCTTCTTCAAAAACTTTTTTATATTTCAGTTCAGATAATTTGTCAGAAATTTCTTCGTCAACAGCATTATAATTTTGAATAACCATAGCTTTATTAGTTTTTCTTACTAAATCTTCCATTTTTTCAAAAGTCTTAATGAAATTACTATAAGAACTTTCAGAAAACATCTTATCAATACTTAAACTATTATCTTCTTCAACTGTTTTTATCAAAAATTTTTCTTTTAAACTAATTATTCGTCTATCTTTCTTAATTGTATTTTTTTCTGAATTTTTCATTTTTCCACCATTACCCTTTTTATTTTTTAAAAAAATCACTCACTACTTTTACAAAATAATGAGTGATTTCTTAATATATTCTTTTAATACTTTTAATATTGTCTTTTAATATTGTCTTTTAATATTGTCTTTTAATATTGTCTTTTAAATTTAACTAAATATTCAGGATTTTTTATGATTTCTTTAGCTTGATTAGTTTCGTTTTTCATACTTTTGGAATTAGCATTATTAACAATATCTTCCATATCTTTTAATTGTATATCTAATTCCATATCAGCTAAAATCATTCTTTCAATTTCTTCAGTTCTCTTAGAATTAATGACATTCTTAGATATAAGTCCAATTTCTTCTCTTGTTTGAGAAGTGATAACTGCCATTGCTTGATATAATCTCTTTAAGTTCATAGCATTTCTTTCTTGACTTTCTTCAGTGCCATCATTATCATTTAAGTGTTTCTTTACATACTCAACAGCGTCTAACATTGTTTTAAATCTTGCACCTTGATTTCCTAAGTTTCTGTTTAATTGTTCTACAACCATTAGTCTTCTTTTTAATAAGATGTCTAATCTTTTCTTAGCCTCTACTATTTTATTTGTATCACTACCAAAAGCCTTAGCAAGTAATTCGTTTTTCTTCTTTCTTTGCTCTCTTGTTAGTTTCTTAAATTTTTCAGGATTGTTCCTAGCCTCATTTTCAAACATTTCAACTTTGAAATTTGCATAATAACTATCAAAGGCTTGTTCAAAAACTAAGTCATTATAATATGCGTTTTGCCAATCTCTAAAAGCATTATGTTCATTTTTAACAGCATTAGCTATTTTTTCTATTTCGGCTCTTTCTTTATATAACTTCTTTCTCTTATCTTGATTTTCGTTTATATAATCGTGATTATCTTCTGCCATTAAATAACTATTTCCAGCATTTAATAAATCTTTTACATTTTCTGATTTAGCTTTATTTATTATATTGCTTTCAGCTGTTCTACCTTGTTTTGTTTCATCTTTTTCAAATCCTGTTAGATGAGTTGTACCCATTTCTGCCATTTGTGTATCATAAGCCTCTTGTAAAACTCTAACACTATCTTCTGCCATTTTACTATACTTCTTTTCTGTTTCAAAGTATGTGTTTTGTAAAACCTTTGAAGTTAAGATTGGGTCAGATTTACCCTCACTTTCAAAAGTACCTGTTGAATTACCATAGTATTCTATCCATATTTTTCTAGGTGCTTTATATACAAGTGCTGAATATCCACCTTTAGTTACAGTTGTATTAGATACAGTTGCTCCTACTCCTAAAGACGCCTCTCCTGTTGATATAAGGTTACTAGCTTTTATAACTTGAGCCATTTTTGTTGCCTCAAATTGTGTTTTTAATTGAGTTTCGGCTTGTACTCTTGGAATAGCTTTTAAGATAGTTGCATTTTTCTCATTTGCATTTTCATCATCTTCATTAAAGATAAATGGTGCATTTGAAAATGCTGTTTTTTGAACGCTATCTTTAGCAACTTTAGGTTTCTTATATCCAATAACATTTCCGTCTGTACTATCTTTTGGCTTTCCTGTTAAAGCCTCTTTAAAATTATCTACAAATATTTCTTTTGTTTCTCTATGGAATTTTTCATTTTCCTTATACTTTTTATCAGCTGGATTACTTTCATCTTCTTGAAATCCTAATGGTGTATTTTCAAGGAAAACTTTATCAACATTATATCTTTCAAAAGGTCTTGTCATATCAGGTGTTGATTTTCCAATAGGTACTCCTGTTGTTACAACTTTTTTTCCAACAGGTGTTGCTTGATATGATAAATTTTTAACATAATCATTTCTTGCTATAATTTCATCTGCTAACAAGTATCCTAATTCATAAGAAGTAGAATTTATAGCATTTCTAATTTTTCTTTCTGCTATCATATCCCATTCATTGATAAATCCCTCTACCATTTCAGCTTTTTGAATACCTTTTTCAATACCACTATTTTTAGCATATTTATTTAATGTTTTTAATATGTCTTTAGACTTAACATAAACATTTCCTATCTTAACAAGTAAGTTTCCATTATCATCTCTTAGCATATCATTTATATCATAACCTGCACTTACAAGAGCGTCTATATCTTGTTTAAATTGTCCTATTTTATCTGTTCCTGTTAAAATAAATTTATTTACCTTTGCGTCTGCCTCTTTTACTTTGTCTACTGCTTGATTTATTTTTTCTTCAAGTTTATTAACTCCTAGTTTATCATAAATCTTATTTATTAATTTATTTTCAAAGTCATCAGCTTTTCCAACAGCTTTTTCAACTATATGAGTTACATTTTTCTCGACTTCAGATACAGCCTTTTTTGCAATTTTCACAAGTGGAGGGACTATAACTTTACTTGTTATATGAACTACAAATACATTCGTTCCTACTCCACCAAAGTTCATACTACCTTTCCATTTGTTAGCATAATCTTGCATAGCTTTCATTCTATCATTTACTGCTCCATCTAATCTTCCAATTTTTCTCCATTTTCTCCAACTGAAATTCCTTTCAAATACAGCTTTACTTTTTTCAGTTGCACCTTTTATTCTATCTAATTGTTCTCTTACAGGCGACATAGCATTGTTATATTTATCAGCTATACCATTTATATCACCTAAATTGAAATTACCTATATTTATATTAGTAAAATCTCCTACCCCTTGATATTTACTAGGATTACTTGGATTATCATAACTTGGTTTATTTGATTTAGCTTGTAAAGGAATAGTTAAAAGAATAGACAATACTAATAATTTTAATTTAAAATTTTTTATTTTCATTTTCACCACTCCTTTTATTTTTCTAAAATATATGTTTCAAAAGCCACTTTACTATTATGTTTAATTAAATCTTGTTTAGAGTTATTAGGGTTATTAATATCTCCCTTTTTCATATTCTCTAATTCTTTTTTAGTAGGCATACCTAAACTTAAAAAACTTTGTGATACAGCATTTTCTTGAAATGCTCTACTTTTAAATTTTTCAGTTGCTAGTTTTTGTTCTCTTATCTTTTCATAACTGTTGTTTCTTTTAAACCCTTGTAAAGTTGTTAAAGCATAGTTAAATAATTGGCTATTTTGTCTTAGTAAACTATCTAATATTTCCATATTATCAGCTATACTTTTTTTATCTCCCTTTTGGATAAGAGCATATATCTTATCAAAAGATATGTTACTTAAATCTTTATATGATAACTTTGAATAATCTATTGTTTGCCCTTTTCCTAATTTTTTCATTTCATTTATATCACCAATACTATTTTGGTCTTGTAATTTTTGAGTAAACTCAGCCATATTTGCAAGAAAAGACAGTCTTTCTTGATTTATTTCTTGAAATTTACCTCTTTCTGTATTAAGTTCTCCAATACTTCCATAAACTTCTTCCATTTTAGAAGTTGTTAAAATAGCTTTTCCTAAATCTTCTTGATACTTAGCCATTTGTTTGAAAATTTCTTGGTTTTCTTTATCTTTGTAAAATGCGTCCATACTTTCAGCATTTTTGTATTTTTCTTCCAATAATTTCATATTTTCTTGTGCTATTTGTACCTTTGCTATTTGTACATAAGTAATATTTTCCATAGTTTCTAAAATAGCTTGTTGTGTCTTAGCTGTTCTTGGTTTCTTATAGCCATCAAATATATCTTCAAGTGCTTTAACGAAAGCCTTATCATCTCCTGCTACTCCACTTAATTTAGCAATTTTAACAGTAGGTTTCTTATCTCTTGCCCACATATTATATATTATTCTTCCACCACCTAATTTACTTCCATTTCTTCTATATTCATCTTTATAGGTAGTAGGATTTAATACTTTTGTACCCTCAATAGTCATAACTCCTCTATAATCATCATTTCTAAGTTCTGTTCTTTTATGTCCACCTCTAGTCTTTCTATCAGCTACATCTATCATAATATATCTAACATTATCTTGAGTGTAAACATTTCTATTTTCAGGATTATAGATATTGTTTGCATACTTATTTTTCTTACCTTGTACTTCTTCTTTAGTCTTTGTATAAACTCTATTATTTAAGTCTGAATAATCAATCTTAGGTGCTGTTTTCCCTTTAGTTTCGTATTTCTTTTCTTGCTCTTGTTCTTGTTGTTTTTCTATTGCTTTATCAACTAAATCTTTAGATTGAAATTTATCATACATTTTATCAGCTTGTTCCTTAGCCTCTTTTGTATAAGAGGCTAAAGAACTTACAGATAAAATAGTGAAAAGTACAAACATAATTTTCTTAAAATTCATAGCTTTTTCACGCTCCCCTTTTTTTATCTCCAATTTTCTTTATAAGTTTGTTTGATATTAACATTTACATTTTGATTTCCTACTAATAAATCTCTTAATTCTTGTTCACTTATTCTAGTAGGAGAACCACTTCTAGCAAGTCTATCATTGATTTCATCAACTTTCTTTCTTATATTTGCATTAGCTTTATCAATTCTTTCTCCAATAACTTTATTGTATTGTTGATTTACTTTATCATTGATAGCTGTTGTTACTCTATCAATTCTTCCATTAATTTCACTAAGTGCCATTTCTTCTGCTCTATTTACATATCTATCCGCAACTCCTGTCGGATTGTTAGCAATTTCTCTGATTTGTCTTGTCGCATTAGCAAGTCTTTTAACTGTTTCATTATTATTTATACTTTCTCTAATTTTTTGTTCCAAAACACTCTTACCTAATTGTTTTGCTCTTTCAATTTTACTTTCTAAATATTGTCTTAATTTTTCAGAAGTAATATTGTTTGTAACACCACTTAATAAATCTTTTTGTAATGCTGATAATCCATAACTATCTATTAGTTTTTGTCCTAATAAATCATTACTTACATTATCATAATATCCTAAATCAGATAATTTATCTTCTATAACAGCTTGAACAGTTCTTCTTTCAGCAATTATACCTTGTGCCATATTATCTGCATATTCTTTTTGCTCATCTGTCAATTTCTTTTCAGCATTGCTCATTCTTTTTAATCTTAATTTTTCTGTTGTATACTCTGCCTCTGCTTTATCTTTTAATTCTCTAATTTCAGCATTTCTTTGCATTTCCATTGCATACATTTTTTGCACTTGTTCTCTCATATTGATTTCTACAAATACACTACTCAATGAGTTAAGTCCTCTATGTACTCCCCCCATAGTTTCTGCTAAAAGTTGTAAGGCTTTTATATGGTTATTAGCGTTAGCTACTCTTTCACTAAATACCTTAGCCTCATAGTTAGAGGCGTCTGCCTCTATATCTTTTTCTATTTGCGAAAATTGTTTCATCATTCTTTGTAAAACTTTGTTTTCTTCAGCTAATTGGTCTTTTACTAATTCAGCTGGTGCTAAGTTAGGAGAATATGCTCCAAATCTTTGTTTTACAGATTTTTCTAACTTATCAAAACTTGCAAGAGAATTACTTACATCTCCTTGTATTTTTTTAAGTTCTTCTTTTCTTTCTTTTAAACCTGTCATATAGTCTTTATAAAAAGCACCATCATTTGAAGATGTTTGAGCCATATTATTTTTCCATTCAGCTGTTTGTAATTGCAATCCTTTCATTGCATATTCAAGCGTTTCTATTTGTTTATCCAAGATTTGTAATTGAGTTTCTTCTGTTGCCATATTATCAGGAAATTTAACTCTGATTTCAGATTTAACTTCCATTTCATTCATATCTCTTTCTCTGTTCTTTGGATTTAATCTTTCTGTATACCAATCTAGTACATTGAAAGCCTCTACAACTCTTGTTGTTGTTCCTAAACTATAATCTTTATCTGATAATGAGTTATACAATGCGTCTTTTACTTTAGCATTAATAACTTCTCTACCTAAATTGTTATAACTTCCACCTTTGTTATTATTTGCAATCCCTTTAAATCTTTGTGTGTTTACACTGTCTATATACTTTCTAGCATAAGCATTGTTTACTACAACTGAAAATAATAGCATTGTTATTAAAATTTTACTTTTAAAACCTTTAGTTTTCATTATTCATCACTCCTTTTTATCTTCCACTCTTAGACATATCTTCTAATACTTTCTTATATTTTTCATATTTTTCTATATCTTTTTCATAACCTTTTCTACCATTTATTTTACTTATTACTTTCATATTATCAAGTCTTCCTACTATTCTCTCTCTTTTTGCTTTTAATATCATTAATCTAACAATATTATCAGCTTGTATTTCTTCTAAGATTAATTTTGATAACATAGCTGAATTTTCATAGAATTTTCCTAAATCTCCTGTAAAGTTTTTTACCTGACTTCTTAGGTTATTTCTCATTTCATCTTTCTTTTCTTCAGCTTTCTTTTGACTTTTTTCATCTCTATTTCTGATATATCTGTAATACTCTTCACTATCTTTCTTTAAAGTCTTACCCATTTTATCCAAAGTTCTTGTCATATCTATTAACATATTTTTATTTTCAGTAATAACTTCTTGTTGATGTCCACCATTTCCAAACATATCATCACCTTGTAAAAGGTTTTCCATTTGTTGTTGATAGTTTCCTATAAGTCTGTAATTGCTCACATAATTTTTGTTGAATACAGCAAGGTCTGTACTAGCTGTTTTCAAATCATCTAAAGCTGTTTCTATTTCTCCCTCTTCAGTTGATTTCATAGCTGATTGTAATTTCATATTTACTTTATCTAACATTAAATTATAATACTTAATTTCGGCGTCTTTTTGCACTATTCTATTTGCAACGATTTCTAGTTCACGAGCCTCCGTTGCAAATCCACCCATTTTTTCAGCATAGTTGATGTTTCCTTTAAAATCTCCACCAAAATTTAACTGTTCAGCGTTTGCAAGATTAAATATAAAAATAAAACTCATAAAAATCATTGATTTTTTAATTGATTTATTGATTAATTTTTTCATATTTTCCCCCTTTATTCTTTTGATTATATTATATAACAATAATAACTTTTTTTACATAATTATCTACAATTTTGTACTACAATTTTGTACTACAATTTTTGTGCTACAATTTTCACATTACAAATTTTCATATTACAAATTTTCATATTACATTTCAAAATCTTTTAAAATCACTTTATCTAAATTTTCAGATATATAGTTATCAGATTTTTCTTTGTTTTGCTCTTTAGATTTTTCATTATATCTATTTTTTTGATTTTCTTCAACTTTTATATTATCTTCCACAAATTCTTTAACATCTTTTGTATTTCCCCTTAAAAGTTGACTAGCAAAATTATAAACAGCGTTTTCTATTCTTTGTTTACCAATAGCCTTTGTAATTACTTTGTAAAATCCAATACTTAAATTTTCATTTTTAATTTCATTATCAATATGATTTAGGACTATCTTACTTACTTCCTTAGACTTGTTTTCTATAAATTCTTTCTTTTCTTCATAATTTATATCAGGATTATCTTTTATTTCTTCTCTAATGTCTTCTAATTCTTTAAAAGTGCTACTCAAAACATTTGTCTTATCACCTGCTATAAGCAAAGAATTTATATGTTGAGTATTTTTTATTCCTATGTCTTTATAGGCTTTTTCTAATTCAAGTTCAGTTTTATAAAACTTATTCATAAAGTCTTTAACTTCTAATGCACCTTTTACTCCTTTATCTAAAATAGATTTCATAATATCTTTATAATTTTCTTGTCCAAATTTGATAAATTCTTCTGCATTGAATACCAAAACCTCTCCTGATTTTGTATCTGTACCCAAAATTTTAAAGTTTATATTATCTCTAAGATTAGTGTTCTTAAAATCTAATTCTTCATATTTTTTAAAATCTGATACACTAAAGTTTATATTGCCAAATTTCATATCATTTTTAGCACATAGTTCTTGTGTTTTTAATAATTCAATCTTTATTTTATTTATTTCACTTTTTTCTTCATTTGTTAAATCACTTTCTAAGTAAAACCCATTTTTTTGTCTTTTTCTCTTTAGTTTATCTATATCTGTACTTGATACTTCTTTCATTCCAAACTTATTTCTAAGTTCGTTATATCTTTTATACCATTGTTCTTTATTTTTAATCTTACTTCCATATTTAGCAATAGCTTTTTGTTGCAATTCTTTTCTTTTTTCTCTATCTTCACTTATGAAAGTAGCTTTATTAGTTTCTTTTTCCTGTACCTTTTCTTGTACTCTTTCTTGTTTCTTTTCTTTTACTTTTTCTTGTGTTTGTACTTTGTCTTTATTTTCAATTTTTATACTTTGTATTTCTTTTGACTTCTTAGGTACATTTATTTTTACATTTATATTATCTTCAATTTCAATGCTATCATCAATACAATACTCTCTTTTTATATCTTCAAGTCTTGTTGCAAAATTAATAGCATATTTTTCTTTTACATTTTGATATAGTTCTTTAGTATACATTTCATCTTTTTTTGGAATATATTTTTGCTCTGTTTTATCAAAATAGATGTTGTTAGTGTATATTTTCTCAAAAATATCAAATGTTTCAACTGTATTTTTTTCTGTATTTTTTACAAAAAATTTCAAATGTTTATTTCTTTCGTCCTTTATATTATCCTCATTAGGTATAGAAGTAATTTCATATTTTCCTATTCTAACACCTAATAAATCTTTGTTATTTTCCAAGTTATCTTTGTTTATAGAACTTTTATTAGTTATCATTGCCAAAATCTTATCGACTTCCATATATCTTTTTTTAAAACTTGGACTATCTCTTAATTGCTCATCTTCTTCTATTTCTCTTTTTTTACCATTCCCAAAAAAATCTAATATTCCCATTAATCTACCCCTATTTATAATCCATTTTTTTTAAGAAACAGGTATTATTATCACTTGAAAATAATACCTGTTCTTTTTAATTTTTTTACTCTAACTTAATTCCTCTAAGTTTACATTTTCAATAAAATCTATTGCTGTTTCTAACTCAAATTTATTAATTCTATTAAGTTGTGCTAAATTTTTCAACCAATTTATATTAAGTTCTTTTAATGAGTTAGCGTCTGCATAAACTTCATCAATAAGGTTTTGCATTTCTTTACTTGCAACCCCTACATAAGCAAGGTCAACATTTGTTAATTGCAATGAGAATATACAAGAACCTTGATGATTTTTCATAAAATATTCTCTCTTAGGTATTGCATTTTTTATAGCATTTATTTCTGTTTCATTAAATCCAAATGCTTGATAGATATTTTGCCAATCTTTTGTATGTACATCTCTATTAGGTAATGCAATCTTAGTGAAACATTGGTCTAAGATACTATCTCTTATATCAGAATTTAATATATGATTTCCACTTTGTGTTGCGAAAATATAATGACAATTCTTTTTTCTTGAAGTTAATAATTGTCTTTTTAAAATAGGTGTAAAGTATTTGTTACTGAAAAAGGCGTGAGCCTCATCTGTTATTACATAAGTAGGTTTACCCTCTGTCAATCTTTGAGTTTCTATATAAAACATCAAATACATACTTAATGGATTTATTATCTTTGGTATATCCATAATTTTACCCATTTCAAATACAACTACTTGTGCTTTCCCAATTTCTTCATTATTTCCGTCAAAATACATTCCATAAGCACCATCTTTGGTATAAATTCTTAGTGCCTCTTTTATAGCTGGATTTTGAATAAAAGCAACAAGTCCTGATATTGTTCTATCTTCCACAGGTTTTGAAGATAATAGTTTTAATGCTTTCCAAATTTCTTCATTTGCCTCTGGTTTTAACAAATCTTCATTTTCTTGTGCAATTAAACATTTTATAAAATTATCAGCCCAACTCATTTCCATATCACTATCTAATCTCTTTAAAGGTTGAAATCTTATATTATCTCTTTCTCCCCCTATATCATAGAAAACACCATTATTAGCCTTACATAAGGCTCTACTTGAACTATCCACATCAAAATAGAATACTTGTGTATCTTTATATTTTAATGAATAATTAGCAATAGTATTAAGTAATACTGATTTACCACTACCGATACTTCCTAAAATAATTGTGTTACCAACATCTCCGTCAAAAATGTCAAAGAAGAACATTTCTCCTGTTCTATTCAATGTTTTGATTAAAGCCTCATCTTTTCTTTGATTTATATAAGGACTTCCGTTCCAACTACTACTTGTAGAAATAAAATAAGGAAAAGCTGTTGTATGGATAGGCATTTTTCTAATGTTTGCCTTTATATTACTAGGAACAGCACCTATATATGCGTCTAAACTATTATACTTATCATCAGTGGCTTTTATATCAGAACTGATAAACTCTCTTAAAACTATTTGTAAATTGTCATCTAATCTTTTTAAATTCTTATCTTGTAAGATAAGTGTTTGCGTCATTATTCCAAATCCTACTTCATCATTTCTTAAATCTTGTAAAAGTAGTCTTGCCTCTTCCGATAAACTTTCTTCGTGTTCATCAGCTTTAGTATTTTGTGCTGTTTCTTTACTAGACGCCATTACCAAGTATTGAAACATACTATGTTTTCTAAAATTGTGGAATTGCATACTCTTATTTACCATTTCTATTGCCTCTTCTTTAGTAAGTGGAACAAATCTACTCACAAATCTTAATTCAAATGGTAAATTAAATATTCTTCTAAAAGTATTAGATGTTATTTCATTAGGTAAAAAGTTTTGAGATATTATCTTTGTATAATAATCTCCTACTTTAAAATGGTCTTCGTCTGTTAAATCACTATAAGGAATATATTCATCTATGAAAAATCCATCAGGAGGACACATTCTATTTTCTTTTGCTACTATTTCTTGTGGATTTACTGAATATGAAAGATAATTTATTAAATCAGTTCCACTTAAAACTTCATAATGAGGTACTGCCTCATTTAAAAGTCCTAAAAATAAATTGAAATTTTCTTCAAAGTTTCTCATTTCTTTTTGATAAAGTGCCATTGATTTTTTTACTTCTTCTTCTTCACTTTCACTTAATGATTTCTTTTTCTTAACTTTTTCTTTTTTACCTGAATTTTCAGATAAGATAAAATCTTGTAAGGCTTTCATATTTTCATTATTGATAATATAAGAAAATGTTATATAAATTTCGTTATGAAAGTATTCCATATTTTCAAATTTGAGTTGCCTCATATATTCACAAAGTCTTGTAGTAAGTGGTGCATAAGGTCTTTCCTTTAATTCAGGACATTTTCCTTTCATTCTTATCAAATCGTGATGAATATAACAATTTTCAGGTAAATTTTTGAATAACATATTGAATTTTGTGTATAAATAGTGTGCTGAATTATCATCTAAATAATCTTTATCAGCATTTCTTATTTTTACACATCTTGCAAAGCCTGGATACTTTAATGTCATTGTTCTATCATCTAATAACATTTCAAAAGGTAACTGAAAACTTATGCTATCAGTTATTTTTGTTAAAGGTTTATTCACAGCTGTTACAATTTTCCTGATGTCTTTTCTTTCTTTCTTTCTCTTTTTTTCTTCTAAAAATTGTCTTTCTTCTTCAGTCTTTGGCTTTCTTTTAAATACATTAAAAATTCCCATTCTTTTTTCCCTCACTTTATTTAATTTTTTTATATATCTTAAATATATAATTAAGATATATTTTATAAATATCTCTACCTAATTATAACATTTTTTTAAAAAAAAACAAAATTTTATGGTATAATATAAAAAAATAACTTGACATTGACAAAAGCTAGTGAAATCTAATTTCTTGTCAATTCGCTTTATAAAAATATTTATAAAAAAGGAGAGAAAAATGGATTTTTTAAAAATTTTATTTACAGGAACTATTTTTATAGTTTTTTTAAGTTTAATTATTTCAATAAGATATATAAAAATCAAAATAGATGAAATGATTAAACTTGGTAATTTTAATAACACCATAGAAGAATATTCTTTACTTTCATCTTTTAAAACCAAAAGTTATTCTGATGAAATGGTACTTTTAACATTTGGAGTTATTTCTTATATATTTTCAAACTTTTACTATGAATTGTATTTAGTTAATATTGTACTTCTTTTAACTTTCTTATATTCATCATTAGTAACAATACAAGGTTTATTCTTTCGTAGGTTATATGAACAGCCTTACTTTGAAGAAGAAAAATTATATGAAACATCTAATGATAGTGTTTTTAATAAAAGTTTAGAAGACAAATTAAAAAAAGTTAAATTATTAGGTAAAGAAAACTCAATGACTAAAAAGGTTGTAATCTTTGAATTTTTGAAAACAAAAATTGAAAATAATGTTTTAAGAAAAATGATACTCTTTATTTATTTCTATTTTGTTAGTATTTCACAAATGTTATTACTCATTTTTGGAATTATTTATTGGGTTTTAAAAATCAAAGGCAAAATATAAAACAAAATAAAAATATTTATTAGCTTTAAATAATCTTATATATGATAAAAGAGGTATATATATACCTCTTTTATTTTATTTAATTTATTCAGGTAGGTAATTTTATTATATTGAAATCAATTAGAATGGAAATTCGTCATCTGAAACTTCTATTTCATCAGCTTTGTCTAATTCTTCAAATTCTTCCAAATTTGGTTCTTCTTTAGTTTTTTCTTCGACTTTAGTTTTTTCTTCTTTAGCCTCTTTTTCAGATTTTTCTTGATTTGCTTTAGCGTCTTCTACTGAATTTTTTTCAGACTTCCCACTTTTTTCTTCCCATTCTGCTTTTTCTTTTGCTAAAAATTCTTCTTTTTTACCACTTTTTACTGCATTAACATATTCAAGTTGTTTCTTAGCAAATTCTTTTGTACTTTCACTTGTCTTATCACTTTTAATTTTTTCGTCCAATGCGTTAGTAACACTTTTGTAATTTTTTACTATATCATCAGGTAAATCTCTAACTACTTTTGATACTTCTTTTACCATCTCTTTTACAAAATATGTATTTTTTTCTTGTCCATCTTTTAAAATACTTGGATTATATCCTGCAACTCTTCCAAATTTAGAAACTTCAGAAGAATTTTCATCAGTTATTTTAGGGAAAAGATTTCCTGCGTGTTCTTGGAAATTCTTAGCTAATTCTTTGAAACTTTCAGTTTTTTCTTTATCTACTTCTCCATTATCATTCTTAACTTCATATTTTTTAACAAATTTTTCATCTAAAAGTTTTATAGCGTATTCTGTTTCTGTAAAATCAGGTTTTGGTGTATCAGGATTTGTTTTTACATCAGAATTATATCTAATTTGTGTGTTCTTTTGTGAAAACATTGTATCGTCCAATTCTTTCAAAACTGATAATTTTATTTTATCTTTCATATCGTGTACATTAGGTTCAACTTTTGTTATTGGTTCTCCTTTTTGATATTGATTGAAAGCGTGTTCTTTAACTTTTCCATCTTTATCAATAAGAGTTACTTTTTGATTTAAAGTTTCATTATTTTCAATGAATTTACCTATATCTTTCTTTTTTAAATCTTCAACGACATTTTCTAAAATCTTTCCTGACGCTGTATTGTCTGTAAACGCATAAGTTGACGGTCTTAAAGCTAATTTGTCTAAATTTTCAATATTTAAAACTTCATTTATTTTCTTTAATTCATCATAATCTTTTTTTGTTTTTGAAGAAAATCCTTTTAAATCATCTTCTGTAACTTCCTCAAATTGTTTTCCTGTTTTTTTAGTGAAATCTTCTGACATTTCTTTTTGGTCTGCTTTTAATTTTTCAATTTCATTATTTGCAAAATTGTTTACAACTTCATCAAATTCTTCTTGTGTATTAGCTTTTCCCAAAGCGTTTTTAAAGTTTGCTACCATAGGTACATAAATTTCTTGAATTGCTTCTCTACTTGCAAGTCCACTTTGATATAAAGCTATTTTATTTCCATCTTTGTCTGTTTTTGCTGTGGAACTTTCTTTAACTTTTTTTACATTTTCATCTGTTAAAAAATCTCCAAGTGTAAAATCTCTTAATTGTAAAGTTCCTTCAATTTTCTTTGCTTTTTCTTCTTCTGTTGCTCTTATTACTGTTTTTTTATCTGCCATTTTCAATACCTCGCTTTTTATTTTTAATTTTTTAATAAACATACAAATTTTTAATTTTTAACATTTTTTTGATATACAAATTCTTAAAAGTCGTATTCTCTACCTTTATCATTTTTTTCTTTAATTTCTTCATAATCAATTTTTTTGTTATTAGTAGATTTTTCATTTTTTTCTTCATTTAATTTATCTTCATATTTTAAATCAAGATTTTTCTTTTCTTTTGAAATATCTTCTATAATTACTTCTATATCTTCTTTTTCAAGATAATCTTTACCATTATTTAGTTTTTCCAAAACATTATCACTAATCAAATCTTTAAAACATTCTGTCAAAAGAAATTTACCATACTTATCTTGTTCTTCTACATATTTTTCTTCTGAAAATGTTTCTCTTGATAAATATTCACCTAAATTATTAGATAAATCTCTTATATTTAATAAGAATTTAACTTTATCTTTGTCAGAAAAATACTCATCAAAATGTTCACTTCTTTTTCCTTTTTCAGTAATATCCTTAGCGACTTCAAAAGGTACATTATTTTCAAAAAGATTTATGCCATTTAGTTTTTCGTTGTATGGTACTGATATTATTTCTGTTACATTTGGAAAATAAGATTTTGACTGTAATAAATCTAAGTTATCTTCAACTAATTCTTTTCTTTTATCTTGTGATAGATTATTTGCATAATTATCGACTAAGTCATTTATACTATTAGATAACTTTGAACCGAAGTTTTCATCAAATTCTACTCTTTCGTCTGTTCCTGAAATACTTTTCATAACATTTGACATTATGTCTAACTTGGCAATTTCCAATTCTTTTTGTGATAAGATTTTAGAATTTTTTTCTTTCATCTTAACCACCCTTACTTTTATTTTTTTTAATGAACTTTTCCATTCATTTTATTCATTATAACACTTAATAAAAAACTGTCAAAATATTTTAAGAATTTCTTAAAATTATTTTACAAATTTCTTAAAATATGTTATCATATATTAAAATATAACACTGAAAAAGGGGGTAGAATTTTTTTGAAGAACATAAAACTATACTTATCTAATATCAGGTTAAGTAATGAAGAAACACAAAAAGAAATGGCTATGAAATTAGGTTTATCTGATACAGCATTATCTTTTATAGAAAACGAAGTAAAACCTGTTGACGCCTTATTTCTTGAAAAATTATTTAAGGTATATAAAGATTTAAAGAGCATAGAGAAACAAAGAATAATAGGTTATTATCTTCATAAAAAGGAAGAACAATATAACTTAGAAAAACAAAGAATAACACAAGAATTGAATAAGATAGATGAACTTATTAAATTCGCTAATGTAAATAATAAAAGTAGTAAATTTGAAATAATTTTAAAAGAATTAATTAAAATGGAAAAGAATAATGAAAAGAAAAAATAAAGGAAATTTAAAAAATATAGGAAAAAATATAAGAATATAAATCGGAGGAAATAATGGATAAAAATTTAGAAAATGAAAGCACTCTGAATTTAGAAAAATCTTTTCTAGGGGGAGTTTTTTGTATAACAAGTAAAAAGGATTTTAGTCAATTATTACATATAATTAGTCCAAAGCATTTCTCTACTACTATGAATAAAGATATATTCAGTGCTATGGAAAAGAAGTATGAAGAAGATAAAATAAAGAAAGTAAGTGAGTTTGATTTTGAACTTCCTAAAGATACTCCTAAAGATACGAAAAATAATAATGATAATAACGAAAATAAAGATAACAGTTCATTAGACAGTTCACTAGATGAATTTACTGAAATTGATAATCCTGATTTATTGGTATTTGATTATGACAATTTAGTAGATACTATTCTTAAAACAAATAAGAAAACAGATGAATTTGAATTAAGAGTTTATTTAGATGAGATGTTAAGTAACAACTTCTTTTCTTTCGATTTAGAAGATAAAGCTAAACTTATTGTAGAAAAAGCTAAACTAAGAGAAATAGAAAGTTTTGGTAAGAAGATTAGTAAACTTACAAAAGAAGTTTCTTTAACAAGTGAAGAAGTAATTGAAGAAATAGAAAAAGGTATAGATGAATTAAATCACAAGAAAATGCCTAATACAGTAGTTAGTGTTAAAGATATGGCATTAAAGCAATTAGCCTTAGCTGATAAGATGAATGGAAATATTAGTAATGCTGGGTATAAAGTAGGATTTAGTGTAATAGATGATAAATTAAATGGACTTTCAAAATCTGATTTAATAATCATAGCTGGAAGACCCTCAATGGGTAAAACAGCATTTGCCTTAAATGTTCTTTTAAAGTTTTGTGAAAGAAATGCTAAGTTAAATGCTTTGTTTTTCTCATTAGAAATGCCACCTGACCAATTATACTTTAGACTTGTAGCAATGGAAAGTGATATACCTATTTCAAAATTAAAATATGATAATGTATATAATGATGATGAAATTGCATTAAAGTATGGAGAGGGTTTATCAAGAGTTGCAACTAAAAATATAAATATAGCCGATACTTCATCTTTAACTTTGTTTGAACTTAAACAAATTGCTAAAGCACAAAGAGATAGTAAAGGTTTAGATTTAATAGTTGTAGACTATTTACAACTTTTAACAGGGGAAAATAAAAGAGGACAAAACAAACAGCAAGAAGTATCAGAAATATCAAGAGGTTTAAAACAACTTGCAAGAGAATTAAATATTCCTATAATAGCATTATCACAACTTTCAAGAAGTGTAGAAAGTAGAAGTGATAAAAGACCTATGCTTTCAGATTTAAGAGAAAGTGGTGCAATAGAACAGGACGCTGATATAGTAATGTTTCTATATAGAGATGAATATTATAATCCTAATTCAAGTGATTTAGGACTTGCTGAAATAATAGTTACTAAAAACAGAAATGGAAGTATTGGAACAGTTAAAATGCAATTTGAAAAGGAATGTACTAAGTTTACTAACTATACTGATTTTAGTAATATGAATTAAAAAAAATAAAAAAGGATATGTTAAAAAATATATGTTAAAAAATATATGTTAAAAATATTTGAAAAATTTGACATATCCTTTCACATAAGTTAAAAATCAGTAAAATTTTAGCATTAAGTGGAGATGATTTTTATGAAAAATTTTATGATTGTTTTTTCTGTTTTGTTATATGTTTTGGGGTTTTCGATTACAATTTTTATACTAGATTTCTTTTTACGATTACTAACAGATAGAGATGAAATTAAAAAATAAAAGGGGAGATAAATTTTGAATTATCAAAATAAGACAAGTTTTTTGGAAGTTACTGTTGAGAATATGAGTAAATGGAAGAATGATTTAGTTACAATGCTTATGATTACTTTAACTCTTGAAAAAGGTAAGTGTGTTCTTAGTGGAGAAAAAATAGGATATGATAACCGATTATACTCACAAGGTATGGTAGACAGGGAGTTTTTAGAAAAGAAGATAACTAATTTATTCAAAAAAGATAAGAAAATTTCATTAAATTTCTTAGATAAAGAGCAAAATGATTTTGTAATCGAGGTTAAGGTAGGAGATTATTATACAAAAACTTTAGGTAAAGAAAAATCGGTACAATTTTGGCAAAGAGAAGATTTTTTTAGAGAACATATAATATCTAATAATAAATGTTACTTGAGAAAGGAAATATAAATGATAGAAGAAAAGGTACAAATAAATGAAAATAATATAGGATATGCACTAGATATGTTATCAATTCCAATAAATCATTGTTTTAAAGCAAAGAAGATTAATATTAAAGTGAATGATGAAATAATGAGAAAAAATGATACAGAAAGAATAATAGACTTATTCAAAAGAGATAAGTATTTATCTATAAAAGTAGATGATAAGGTTGCAATAGTGTTCTTTAAGAATAATTTTATAATAAAAAAAGGAGAAAATGAGAACAACTACAAGATTTTCATAAAGGAAAATGAAGATTTTGTAAGTGATTATATAAATTAAAAAAAAGACAGGATAACCTGTCTTTTTATTTTTTTTACATTTTTTCAATTTTTATTACTTCATAATCATCTACTGCATTAATTGGGTATTCCGAAACTCTCATTTCTACAAAATAAGTGTTTCCCTTTACATCTATTTCACCCTCTAGGGTATGTTCTGTTTCATTTCCCATTGAATTGTCGTTTTTTCATAGGTTTGGGAATTTACTATTTCAAGTAATTTTGGGTTTATCTCTATGTCTATTTTTTTCTCATCACCATCTTCGCTTTCAATCCGAATAGTTTTCATAATTATTGGAACTTTATTTCTAATATCACAATCATAGTTTTCGTCTTCATAATTTTTATCATATCTACTCATAATTTTCTCCTTTCTTATTTTAAATTATTCTTTAATTGTATGGACTTACTGGATTAGTCGCATTTTTTTAAAAAAACTTACATAGTTACAATAATTTTAATTTTCTTTGTGTTAATTCTTTCTTTAAAAACTGATACAGTTATTTTTTAATTATAAAGATAATTTTAAATAAATAAAAATTTTATAAATTTAAAAACTAATATAGTTGCTGTTTAATCTGAAAAAGTATCAAATTCAGAAAAATTCAAAATTATTTAAAAACTTACATAGTTGTACTTTAATTCTAGTTTTCCAAGTTTTACCATAATTTAAAAACTTATATAGTTACTTTTTAATATAAATTGGATACTACTTAACTTTATTATTTCTTAATTTAAAAACTAATATAGTTGCTCTTTAATATGTTTCTATAACAAAATAATATAAAATATTTAAAAACTTACATAGTTAATCTTTAATTATTAATGATAGCTATTATGAGTTAATTTTAGAAGAATTTAAAAACTTATATAGTTACTAATATTAAATGAATATGAACTGTTCAACAATATCTTTCCATTTAAAAACTTACATAGTTACACTTTAATAGTATATCCGTTCTCATCGCAAAACATTTGATATAATTTAAAAACTTACATAGTTACACTTTAATCCATATCTCTTTTTCCGTCTTCAACTTGTGCGTCACAATTTAAAAACTTACATAGTTACACTTTAATAGGTAGACATTGGTGCTTTGTAAAACATCTACCTTGTATTTTCTTAATAAAATCAATGCTTTTGAATTTTATTGTCTACCTATTTTAGAAAAAGTGATAAAAACTATCTGTCTATGATAAAATCATAATTTAGTTCATTTTTCTTTGGTTGAGGTAGACAATTTTTATTTTTCAGTTTTAAATTCTTTTTCAAAATCTTTTAATCCTTTTTTTCTTCTTTCTTTAATGAAAAGTCTTCTTTCTTTAATTAATTCTTCTAATTCTCTTAAATCTACTTCTTCAGCGTACTTTCTCAAAAAAACTTTGCCTGATTGTTTATATGTTTGTGCATTAGTTTTTTCTCTGTTTCTTTCTCTATACTCTCTGTTTCTTTCGGTTTGTTCATTTATTTGTTCTTTTGTTAAAGGTCTTCTTACTCTCTTTTTTTTTACAACTTCCACATTTCTCACTTCCTTTATTTTTTCTTAATTATATTATACCATAATATATATAGTATGTCAACATTTTATAATACTATATTATACCATTTAAAAATAAAAATAACTTGATTTTTTAACTCAAATATGATAGTATATAGATGTGAAATTTACCAAGTGAATATTTAGAAAATTATGATGAAATGCTATTTTGAACGAATATTGTAAAATTTGTAAAACACTTGGAAAAAGTTAGTGAAGAACATTGGAAATATTAATAAAATTAAGTGGATAGGATTTAGAAAGTAGTGAAAAATTGTTTATTAAAGAATAACAGAATTTGTTTTTAAATTCTATTTCGTGATTAATTCCAAATTTCTCTAAATTAAAGAATAACAGAATTTGTTTTTAAATTTCTCATATTGCAAATACTCTAAATCTTCCTTACTATTAAAGGATAACAAGATTTGTTTTTAAATGCTACACTCTCAAATTTTTCAAAGTCAATGAATTCGATTAAAGGATAACAAGATTTGTTTTTAAATCTTCCTTATTCTATTATTTATTCTTAATTATATTATATTAAAGAATAACAAGATTTGTTTTTAAATAAAATTGCAAATGTTATTGTCTTGTTATGATTAAAGAATAACAGAATTTGTTTTTAAAAATAAATAAAACTACTTATTAAAAATTGAAGTTAAAGTATAACAAAATATGTTTCTAACTAAAAAGAACTAATATTAATTAATATCAGTTCTTTTTTTTGTTATATACTTTCTTTAATAAGAAGATTTAGTTTTTCATTCATAAAAAATATTTTATTGAAGTTATTGCTTAAATTAACATCTTTTGAAATTTGAAAAAATTCTTTTTTTTGGATAGGCTGAATAAGATTTTTCTTTTTATCTATATCAAATATTTCTTTGATTTTATATCTGAAAAAACTTTTTATTATTTCATTAGTTGTTCTGTCATTATCAGTTATAACACAATCCATAATGATTGTCGCTATTTCTTCCTTATAACTACTAAACAATTCATTATTTTCAGTAAAATTTCTGTATTCCTTTACTAAATCATCTGTTTCTAAGTTATTCTTAATAAAGTTCACTGTCTTATTAAACAAATCACTCCTTGAAATCAGAGATATTTCATCTTTAAATAAAGAAATATAATTAGGCTTTTGTAATAATACTTTTATCACTTTTAACTCTATTTCGTTTATTTTTTCATTTATCGGCTGTTCTTCTAATGTTTCAAAGTTAAATTTAGTTTTATTATTCGCTATTAAAGTTTTCTTTAAAACTTCAATGCTTACTTTAACTTTTTCAGATAACTTTTGAAGATAAAGTTCTTTTTCTACTTCTTCTGTTAAAACAGAGAAGAAGTCTATAAAACTCTTTATAAAGTTATCTTTTGCAATGATATTGTTTTCAATATCGTATTCTTTTATATGAGTATTATAGATGAAGTCAAAAGCCTCTGTTGAAGATTTAACCTTTTCTAAAAACTTTTCTCTTCCTAGAGTTCTAAAAAAATCATCAGGGTCTTTTGTTTCAATGTATTCAATAACTTTTATATTAAAACCTTGTGATTTTAATAAAAGTATTGCTTTTTCTGTTGCTAATACTCCTGCATTATCATTATCAAAACATAATAAAGCATTATTTGAATATCTTTTTAATAGTTTAGCTTGTTCTATTGTAAGTGCTGTTCCTAATGGTGCTAAACAAGTATCAAATCCATAATTATTTGCTGTTAGAATATCAATATAACCCTCCATTAATATGGAATAATTTTTTCTTCTTATATTATGTGCTTTTTCTATTCCAAATAAATTATAACTTTTCTTAAAGATAGGTGTATCAGGTGAATTTATATATTTGGGTACTGTTGTGTCCTTTTCTAGTGTTCTTCCACCAAAGGCTATTATATGATTACTAGCTGAAAATATTGGAAATATAATTCTATTTCTAAAAGTATCATAGAATTTTCCTTTTTCATTTTGTTTAATAAGTCCTAAAGCCAACAAATCTTCATCTGTATAACCTTTATTATGAAGATAATCATATAATTCACTCTGTTGACTAGCATATCCTATTTTATGTTGTTTTATTGTATCAGTATCATAACCTCTTTTAGATAAGTATTCTAATGGTTCTCTATGTTCAAAAATATTATCTGTAAAATACTTATGTGCGTCTTTCATAATAACATAATATTTATCATTTTCTTCAAAAGTATTCTCTTCTAAGTTTATACCTAAATCTATATCATATTTTTTAGAAAGTTCTATTACAGATTGCTCAAAACCTACATTTTTACTTTTCATATAGTAACTTATAGCGTCGCCACCTGTACCACAAACAAAGCATTTACATATTTGTTTTTGTGGACTTACAAAAAAAGACGGATTGGTGTCATTATGAAAAGGACATAAACCTTTATAATTCTTACCAGCTTTCTTTAAATCAATATCTTCTTCTATTACCTTAACTATGTCAATATTACTTAATAGCTTTTCAACAACTTCATCAGCAATTTTGTTCATAATAAAAAAACCCCTTTCAAAATTTCGTTTAGACTAATCTCTTAACCCACTTAAAATTCGTGAAACTTGTGATTGAGATAAATCCATAAAAATAGAAATATCAACTTGTGTATATCCTTTCTCATAAAAAGCAAATATCTGTTTGTTTCTATCTTCAATAGTAGGAAATACAGGAATTTCTATCATAGTTGTTTCAACTGTTCCATTAGGACTGATTGTTTTTATATGAGTTATTCCATCATTAGTCCTTAATATACCTACAAGTTCTCCATTTTGCTTTCTTTTAAAATCAAAACTTATTATTGAACTAGGATTAACATAAGGTTTCGTATTAACAAAATTCTCCTCAATCAAAGTTATTGTATTATTTGTATTATTATACATTCTGAAACACCTCTTTTCTTTAAAGAAATTACACTCATACTTTTTTATGTTTTTCCTATGAAAAAAGTATGAATTACATAATTCATTTTAACATAATTGATAAAATAAAGCAATAAAATTTTCTTTTTTTATTCTAAAAAAACAATAAAATATTGGTATTGTAAAAAAAGACTTAGCTTTAAACTAAGCCTTTGTTATATTTTTAAAAATCTTTTTCTTTATCAAATTTGTCTTTATCGGTTTTTTCTACTTCTTTCATATTTTCTTTATCATTAGGTATTTTTATTTCATTTTTACCTAATTCAAATCCAAAGATATGTTTTGTTGTAGAAAAACTTTCGACAAAATCTTCTCTTGTAGGTGCTTTGTAAAAACTTTCAGTATTTTTTAGATAATCTTCACTAAATTCTTTATAGAATTTATCTATTATCTTTTGATTAGCACTATCATTAAAATCTTTCTTTTCTTCATCATATAACCTAAATTTTTCGTTTTCATTTAAGTTATTGTTTGCTGTAAGTATAAGTCCTATATTTTTTTCTATTTCTCTTTGTATATCCATTGTTTCACTTTTTAAATCAGAAGTGAACATTCTTCTTGTAATTCCTAATGCTCTTACATTAGTATGAAAATCTTTATCTTTTGCGTCCATTTTTTCAAAATCAATATCAGGAGATACGCTTGGTGCTTTTTCTTTATCTTTAAGATTATTTATTCTAACTTTAAAAGTATCATCAAAACTTTCAGCTAAGAAATTTGTCATATCAACTATACTAAAATCATCTTTTAAATCATAATCAATGAAATTTTCAACTCTTTCATAAGCTACTTTTCCAAAAATTCCGTCTTCTATTTCTTTTAATTTTTCGTTTTTTACAAATTCATCTAATTTTTCAACAATTCTTTGATTTTCTTCTTTTAAATATTCATCTTTATAAGTAGTTTTTATATTGTTTTCAAATTCATTAATTTTTTCAAATGCTTTAAAAGTATTCTTATCTACTAAAGTAAAAGCTAATTTATCAAAACCTTTATAAAATGTATCTTCAAATTCAACTTTTTTACAGACATTTTCATCTTCAATTTTTAAAGTATATAGTTTTGGTATTATACCTTTAGATAAATTCATTGTTCTTTCAAAATCAAATTTAAAATTATTTTCAATTTCTATATCAGGTTCTTTTATTTTTTCATTTTTAAAGTCTTCAAAACTACTCATACGATATTTAGGTTTATCTTCTTCGATAAGATTTACAACTTTATCTTTTAATCCAAGAAGACTATCACTTTTAATAGTCTTCTCATCATTAAGACTAGAGAATTTTATGCTAAATTCTTTTTCTCCATCTTTTTGAACAATAGTTCCTTTAAAAACAGTAGATACATCTTCACCTTTATCATTTTTAAAACTATATAATTCAGCAATAGCAAACACATTATCTATACTTTTACTAAATTCCTTAGTTTTATCTTTCAAATCATCATTTAACTTAATAGGTTCTATTTTGTCATAATATTCTTCTACTTTATTTATAATTAAAGATTTTTTAAAATCATTTATTTCATTACTTTCTTTATCTTTTGTTTTTGTGCTTTCGATTATATCTTTATTATCTTCTAGTATTGAATTGATTTCTTCAGCTAATTTTTTTCTATCCTCTTTGTCTAAAACAAGTAAACTTACATCAGCTTTACTATATTTTTCATATTCTTCATTGAAATTAGGGTTATCAGCCATTTTCATTTCAAAAATTTTAGAAAGGCTTTTATTATCACTTTGATATTTTTCTTCACCTTTTTCATCTATGATTTTAGCAATACAACTTTCTTTCATCTTTAATTCTAAATCAGTTAAGTTAGAATAAGTGATAGGATTTTCTTTTTCTTGTGCCTGAACAAAATTACCAGCTAATTCATTCAACATTTTATTTTTACTAACATTATTTCTTTCCATATTTAATTCTCCTTTTACGATTTTTTTTACATAAGATTTTTTAAAATTCTTTTCCAAAATCTTTAGTGCTTTCTTTTTCTACATCTTTTGCTTTGTTTTTCTTTTCTTTTGGTATTTTTATTTCACTTTCTTTAACAAATTTATCAAAGTGAGGTCTAAATCCATAAAGATTATTTTCTAAAACAAAATCAATTTTAACATCTTTAGAATTTTCACTCATTGAATTATAATAATCATTAATTTTTTCATTAAGTTCTTTCTTCTGTTCTGTCTTACTTAATTTTTCTAATTCTTCTTTCTTTAAAGACATTTTATCTTCTGAAAGCATAATAGGGATAGCATTTCTTAAAAATTCTTTCTCTAAGCTAATAGTTAAGTTTCTATCAAGTAGATATTCTTTTTTTAAGTTTTCTACTTCATTATTTAGTTGAAATTTAACATATTTATCATCTTCATTTTTTCCGACGAAATCAAACTTTTCATTCATTTCTTCTTTTATATTTTGTTTTACTGCATTTACTTTTTCTTTCCCTTTTTCTAAATTTTCTACTTCTATCATCTTTTACTCCTTTTAAAAATTCTATTTTTAACTTTTTAATAAAATTTTATTTCTACATAACCATTTCCTAAATCTTTAAATTCGCCTTGTTTTTCTTTTGAATTTTCATTTGATTTTTCCTTTTCTTTAATTTCTAAATTTATATTAACTAATTCTTTATAATCATTTGGTCTAAAGCTATCACAAACCTCTAAAAACGATTTCTTATCAATTTCTCCACTCATAGTATCACTCATATCATTGTAACGAGAAATAACACTATCGTATAAGTTCTCTTTTGTTTTATTATCTATGGTTCTAAAATAATCTAATTGCTCTTTTGATAGTGGTAATTTTTCTTCATCTACTGTTATTGCTATTAGATTTTTAATATTATATTCTTGGATATTAAAGAAATCACTACTTGCTATAAAATTTTTATTTTCTTCTAAATGATTTAAACTTTCAACTAAAATGTATTGTTCTGATGATTTATCATCATCATAAACATAGTCGGCGTCTATTTCAATTTGTTTCATTTTTTCAACTTCTTCTAAAAAATTATTAAAAGAATTTTCTTTATAGAACTGTAATATTTCATTTATCAATTTTTCTTTATCTTCTTTGTTATTAAGAATATCATCAGTTGTTAGTTTTAATTCTTCTAAATTATTCATAACAAGGCTTTCTTTATCTTTTATAATATCAATTCTATTATTGAAACTTATATCAAAATATTCTTTTGCAATATCAGAAAAATTTTCAAAATTCCATTCTTTATCATCACTAAATAAACAAGCTATTGTATTTGAATTAATATCTTTAACAGCGTCCTTTAATGAAGTTTCTTCTATGATTTTATCTAATTTTTCCATATAATATTCAGTTTTTCTTTTTGTAAAGTCAATTTTTTCGTATTCATCTGAATTTTTTAAGAAAAAAAATCCTCTACCTAAGAAATCAGAAAGATTTTCATTTTTTATTATTTGAGTAAGTTCCTCATTCCCTAATAAATTTTTGAAATTTGTTTTAACTATTAATTTATCATCTTTTTCAACTTTTAAACTTACATTCATATTAAAAGCATTTTCTTCATATTCAAATTGAATATTAGCTTTAGTTCCTATTTCTAAATCTTTTATATCCATTTTCTTTAAAATTTTTAATCTTTTTTGTCTGTTTTCACCAAAATCTTCACGATAATTTTTTTTATAAAACTCTTTAGTATCTTCAATGTTCTTTTCTAATAATTTAACTAATTTATCTTTTAAATCAGGTAAATTATTGCTTGAAATTTCTAAATTTTTATTACCATTTGAAACTTCTATTAAATATTTTTCTTTTTCACCTTGTTTTAAGAAATTTATGTCAACTCCTATGTTTTCTTCCACTTTTTCTTTATCAAAATTAAGCATTTTTAGATTTTTGGTAATATTTGAAATAGCAAAATTAAATTTTAGCCTTTCATCTTCGTTTCCTCTACTAATTTCAATAGGAGTATATTTTTCATATTCTTTCTTTAATAAATCAGTTATAAGTCCTATTTGTTTATTTTCATAGTTTTCTTTATCTTCATCATCTAATTCATAATCAAAGTAATCTATACCATTTTTAGAATTATATTCTCTTTCGTCTTTTTGAAGTGTTTCACAAATTTGACTTGCAATTTCTCTTACCTTATCTTGTGGAATAACAAGAAGTTTTAATTTATCTCTTCCTATTTCAAAACTTTCATTTAAAGCATAAGAAACACTTCCAGCTGTTAAACTTAAATGATTATCTTCATCTCTTTTTGAAATAATACCCATATATTTTAATTTTTCCACAATTTTTTCTTCTGACGGAAGTAAACTTTTGGATTTATCATTAAAACTTTTTACACAATTATCAGCTATTTCTTTTATTAAATCATCAAATATTTCATTCACTCAAAAAAACACCTCTTTTAACCCATTTTACTTTATTTTATATTATATCTTATTTTTAAATAATTTTTAAATATTTTAAGAATTTCTTAAAATTATTTTATAAAAATATTAAAATAAAAAAAGAGGCTCAAATATTAAATTTAAACCTCTTTTACAACTGTTGTATATATCTAATGTTTATTCAAAAAAGATTAGAAAAAGTTTATTTCTCTTTCATTTTCTTTCTCATCTTTTTCAACTTCTTTTTTATTAGTTTTTTCTATTTGTTCTTTTCTATTATCTTTTTCAAATTCTTTTTCTTTTAATGACTTTTCGGCGATAAGTTCTTTCTCTGACTTATAGAAACTCAACTCTTCCTTAGTTTTAGTATTATCTTGGAAATCGTATACCCCTTTAAAATCTAACAAGTTTTTATTGTCTATAAAGTCAAATTTTTCAATATCATCACTTCTTTTTTCAATATATTCATTAACTTTTTCAAGTGTTCTTTCTTGAATATGTAAATCTTCAAGTTTTTCAGAATTAAAAACTTTATTGATTTCATCTATACTTAGTTTTTCTTCATCTCCTAAGACAATAGCTGTTGTAAATGCTTTAATTTTTATTAAATCATCATTATATTCTTTACTTCCTAAATGTTCATTTCTTAAATCTTTCAAAGTTTCTAAATTCAAGTCTTTATTTGATTTTGATTTATCTAAATTTTCTAATTCTTTTTGTCCTTTACTCATTTCAAATTCATCTAAAAACTCAAGGAAATTGTTTTCTCTATATGAATTTATAACTTGATTAATCATTTCATTATATTCTTCTTTATCTCCAGTATCAAATTCTTGAATTTTACCATTATCTCCAAGTGTTAAATCAAACTTTTTAGCATTTTTTTCTATTAAAGAATTTTTATCTTCAATTTTTTCTAATTGATTTTGAAATTCTTTTTCATAGTTTTCTTTCAAGTCTTTTAAAACACTTTCTGATTTACCATTATTTATATCTTCAATACTATTTTTAATGGTATTAGTAATAACTTTATTAGTTATTTTATCTAATGAACTATCACTTTCTTTAAAGATTTTAACATCAACTTTTTCAATTAGTTTTTTATTTTCTTCTTTTAGTTTATCTAATGAAACAAGTGAGTATTCTTTATTATTTTGAAGTTCTAATTCATTTTCATATTTAACATCTGTTGTAATTCTTAAAGTATCAGCAAATTTTTCGTCCATAGCATACATTAACAATTTGTTAAGACTAAAATCTTTATCAGCAAGACAATATCTATTTTCTCCATTATCTTCAACTTTTATAGAAAAACGATAATCTTTTGATTGTTCATCAAAATTACGACTACAATAATTCAATTCAAAATTACTTTCACTTTTAAATGAATTTGTAATTTCATCTATAACAGGATAAATATTTCTATCTTTTTCATTCTTTGACATTTTCTTTAAATAATTTTCTTTATCTATATCTATATCAAAGTTTTCTGCTCTTTCTTTTATAGCCTCATCTAACTTTTCTTGTAATTCGTATGTTGTAAGTTTACCCATACTACATTCTTTTTCTATTCCATTAAGATTAAATACAACATTAGTTTTAACTTCTTCACCTTTCTTTTCAAAAGTAACTTTATAATTAAGTTCATCTCCATCAATAGAAATACTTCTAATAGCTTTTCCAATTTTAAAAATATCCTTTTTCAATTCTTCAGTTTTATCAAATTTCTTATCATCTATTGAAATTTCATCATAAAGGTCTTTTTGACTTAATATATCTTTTGCTATGTCTTTCTTTATTGAGTAAATATAAAAATCTTCTTCTTTAGTTTTTTCTTTAATAGAATTTGAAATAGTTTTAGCTAAATCATCTATTTTATCTTTCTTAAAATTTAATATATTTACTTCTCCTAAATCATCATTATAATAATTATTCTTAGATAATTCAAAATCTTCAAACATATCATCTATATTTTCTTTAAATTCTTTCTTTGAAATAGGTTTTTCTTCTACTTGAACTTCATTATCTCTTTTAAAATAATGTTTTAAAGTACCTGCCAAATCACTTGTACCCTCTGCTGATAATATTGATATGGTTCTATGTATTTTCAATAAAGCATTAACCCCTTTTTGAAAACCAAATTTAAAACCTCCAAGCATTTTTTGAAAAGCATTACCCTCTTCTAAAGTTTTGTCCAATTCTTCTCTTTCTAATTTTGCTTTTTCTTTTTCTCTTGCTTTATAGACTTCAACATCTCTTATTCCTTTATCCACTTTTTCTACATAAGATAGATTTCCTAAAAGAGATTTCACAAATTCTTCAGTTTTTTCATCTTCTATACCTTTTTTTTGATTACTTAATTCGTGCTTAATTCCTAAATCAACTATCATTTCAATAAAATTTCCACTTATTTCGGCTCTTGGCATACTATCACCTCTATTTTATTTATATTTATAGCTTATATTATAACCTATTTATTTCTAAAGATTAATTATTTTAAAAAAATCTTAAAATAATTTTATAAAAAACATAAAAAAGGCTGATTTCACTCAACCTTTCCTATGTTAGTAAATAACTTTTTAATAATTAATTTTTAAAATTCTATTTCTTTAGATTTTTCTACTTTTTCTTTAGAAATTTCTTTTTTGTTATTCTTTTCAGTAGGTAATAATTTATTTAAAGACTTTGCTAACAAAGTTTTTTCTTCTTCTGTTTTTATATTTATTATAGTTAGTCCAACTGCTACTAAAAATGTATTAAAATATATTTAATACACTAGAATATTACTACTTCAACGAGTATATTTTCAATACAATGTATCTACTCATAGTTCCTTGTACTCTCCATAGTCGTAAATTCCCGACTAGCCATCGGTACATATAGATATTTTAACTTG